AGCAACCCCAGGCCGCCGTCATCAAACCGCACCGCAAGGTCCACGGTCGTGGCTGCCTCCTGCCGCAGCACCGCCACATGCAGCAGGGAGCCCACCACCTCAAAACGCTGCCAGAAGCCATGGCTCACCACGGCCTCCACCGCCGGGCGTGCCAGATCGAACGCCCGCGAACTCGGCGCCCATGGTTTCCCGCTTGCCGATGGCCCCCAGAGGCTGCGGGCATGGCTGGCAATCGCCGCTCGGCATAACCGGCACCGCTCCGGGGCGCCCGGCTGGGAGGGAAACGCCGCGTCAACGATCGCCCTGGCCGGCATCAGCACCTTGGCGCCCCGATCAGGGTGCCAATAGAGCCCATCGGCAGGCTCGGGCACCGCATCGCCCACCAGCCAGCCGCCCTGCGTGGTCACCGCCATGGGTTCACCCCCTGCACGCTCATCCCGGCCACAGCCAGCCCCTCGGCCGGCGGCAGCAGCCCCGGAGCGCTCTGGGCCTGCTGCAGCAGGGCATCCGCCTGGCGGCCATTGGCCAGGATCCACGCGCCGGCAATGCCACCGTCATCGGCCTCCAGGGGCCAGAAGCCATCGAGGCAGCGTTGAAACCACCACCGGCCCTGGGCTAGCCGCGGATCAGTGCTCTTCCAGTCGCGGCCATCGTCACCTCGCTCCCGCAGGTGCTGCATCGCCGCCGCAACCCGCTCCAGATGCGCCGCGTGTTGCTGCGCCGTCATCTCGCTCGGATGCCACGCCCGCCCGCCACCGAGCAGCCTCGGCCGCTGCGGTGGGGCCTGCTCATGTCGCACCGGGGCTGGATCGTGGAACCGATCGGGCGCCGCCATGCGCTCGGCCAGATCAGCCCGCGGGCCATTCTCCAGCAGCACTCGATCGGCGTTCACCTCCTCGCCGCGCTCGCGCCTCACGGTGCGCTCCACCGGGAACACGTACCGCAGGAGTTGAACATGCAGCGCCTGGTCCTTCGGTGGGGCCGGATCCACAAGCCGTTGCTTCACCGCAAACGCCAGCGATTCCCGCGTCAGGTGAGCCTTTGCCGCGCCGGGCATCGTCTCCCATGCCATCGCCAGCGCTTCATCGCTCAGCGCTCGCTGCATCGGCAGCATTTCGCACAGGAACCCCATCGCCGGGGCAAAGTCCCGCATGGTGAGCGCCATCAGGCCACCTCCGCGAGCATCAGCCCGCCGATCTCCACCTGCTGGGCTGCTGCCGCCTTGCGCTCGCGGTCCTCGACCAGGGCGATGGCCCCCATCACCCGGTCCATCGTCGAGCGCTTGCCCGCAAACCCGCTGCCGATGATCGACGTGCCGGCCTTGGTGCCGTAGCTGAGCCAGTTGGCGAAACGGATTGATTGCCAGGCCTTGCCGTCAATGCCGGCCGTGGTGCCCGCCTTCAGTTGCCCGCGCACGATCTCAGTCCCGCCCTGCGGGTGGTCTTGGATCCGCTGAAGCTCGCTGCAGAGCAGCTCCCAGGCCGCGAGGGTCTTGGCGCCCTTCCGCGCCGGCCAGAACGCCAGCAGTTCGCGAACCGCCGGCAGCAGCGCCGCCGGAACATCCTCGTGGGCCGGCACAAACCCAGCCTCTCGCTTCCGAGCCTTCGGCTTGACCGGGACGATCGCCTCAGGATCTGGCGCCGGCTCGGGCAGTGGCTTGGGGGCGTGCGGCTGTTGCGGCTGCGGCTGCACTGCCGCCGGAGGCTCTGCGGGTGGTTCCGAGGTGACCTGCGGCTGCGGCTCGGGATCCGGGATCAAGAATCCATCCCGATCTCGACACGGGCGCGCGGCGACGGCCTCGGGCCGGCGCTCCCCCCGCGCAGTGGGGGGTAAGGGGGGTTCATAGGTTTTCTTAGAATTGATCTTCTTAGATTGATCTTCTTTGAGTGCACCTCCTGCACTCCCCCCGTGCACGTCATGCACTCCCGAGGGTGCATCTCCTGCACCCCTCCGAGAGTGCACCTCCTGCACTAGTGCACCTGATGCACCCTCCTCAACGGCCCAATGGGGATCCCAGATCGTCAGCCGGTAACGGGTTGCGGTCTGGCGGCCCGTCTCCGAAAACGACTGCTCGCGGACAAGCCATCCCTTGCGCTCAATCCCCGCCAGCACGGTGCAGACCGCTCGGCGTGACATGCACGCCTCCTTGGCCAGGAGGTTCAGGCTGGGATGGATGTTCGGGAAATGGCTTTGCAGGCACCACAGCACCCAGCCCTCCATGGGCGTGGCCTGGCCCCTAAGCCAGTTGGGCAGGGCCGTAAATGTCGGCTTCTGCCCGATGTAGTCGGCAGTCATGTAGAATCCAGGGGTAGTTGATAATTGATCGCTCCCCTTTCGCCGGGAAAGCATCGGGGGAGACGATCACGGAGGGCCCGGCCGCAAGGTCGGGTTTTCTGTTGGCGGGCCTCCGGTACGGCACACACTACCTCGTTTTGAGCGCGTGTCTGGATCGGGGTGGAGCGGGGGCTTTCGCCGGGCTTTCGCTCAGGTTTCGCTTTGAGCTTTCGCTCAGCCGCCTGGGGCGCCCTAAAGTGCCCGTCTGAACAGGGGTTTACTTGGCATCGCTCTGGGATCAAGGCGAGGGCTTTAAGGGGCCCACCGAAAGCCCAGAGGCTTACGACCGATTTGTGCAGTTCATGGAACTGGGCCCAGACCGAACCCTTGCCGCTTTGGCCAAAGTCCTGGGGGTTACGCCTCAGAACCTCGGGCAAATGGCCAAGCGGTTCAACTGGCGAAAGCGAGCCGAGGCCTACGACCGCGCCAGGGGCAGGAAGCCTCCCAAACGGCAGGCGCCTGAGACTCCGCCGACCCCACGCGCCCCGCAGTCAATCCCCCCGACCAGCACCGTCAAGGTCATCAATCCGGAGGTACTGGGCCAGCAGCCGGAGGGCACCGCCGCCTTGGCCGAATCCCACCTTCAGGTGCTGAGCCGCTACCGCAAGGCCTATGACGCGATCGGCAGCGGCATGGCCGAGGAAGCGCAGGCGTTGTTCCCCCTGGTGCGAGCGTTCCGCGGTGACCTGGAGCTGGCCCGGCAGCTCTGGCGCGACCTGTTGGAGCAGCAGGAGATCGAGCGGGCCAACGTGATGGCGCGGATGCTGTGGGATCTGATCCCGGCCTATTACCGCCTCTGCGAGACGATGCACGGGCTTGCCAATGGCGGCAGAACGCATTGGGGAGACAGCGCAGGCGTTCACAAGCTCCTGGAGGAGGCCTTTGCGGTGCGGAAGGGCCAGCCATGAGCGATCAGCCCACCGCCGCCGAGATGGTGGCGGCCATCGCCCGCGAGCACCCCGGCCGGCACCCGTTCACCCTCTCCCTGTTGGTGCAGGCCCGGTATGGGCGGACGATTGACGGGCGGGAGGTGGCGCGGTTATTGCGTGAGGCTACCCCTATCCAGATCAGCACCAAATAGCTATGCTTATCTCGGTCCCCAACCAGCGAACCACGATGCAGACCTCAGTTCACGCTCCGCCGCCGAGGGGCATCAGCGATCCCTCGGCCAGATCGGCCGCCATCTCGCAGCTCAGCCATCTGCCGTGGGGCCATCCCAACGCGGTCGAACTGCGCCGCCTGTTCCGTGCTGCGGAGGAGGACCGCCAGTCTTGACGAAAACCGCAGCCCCCAGGCGAACACCCGAGCAGATCACTGAACTCGTGCGCATCGTCCTGGAATCACCGCCTGACGAGTCGCACGAATCGGTGGCCGCTCGAACCGGTTATGGGCGTGAATGGGTGCGGCGGATCCGCACCGGCGAGAAATGCGCTGACCTGTTTCCCGAACTGCCACGCATCATCACCGGACAACGGCTATGCACACGCTGCGAGCACTGGGTAGCAAAAGAGTTTCGCTATCAAGGGTTTCGGCGCACAGGTATCTGTGATCTTGGCATTCCCGAGGCGGTTGAAATCGGCTGCCGTTACGGAATTGGCTGCGGCGCTTTTGCACAAAAGAAAGGCACAAACCAATGATGCAAGAAGATCATCATAGGCGGTGCTGCGACTGTAAAAGTCAGTCGGGAAGCACGGCCATCGCGATTTCATTGATTTTTGCAAGCGTACTTGCGTTTGGTCATCTGCTGTCTGGGTATCAGATTCTCCTGCAGCTTCAAAACAACAACAACTGCTCGCAACGATGACCGCACCCACCCCCGAAACCCTTGATTGGCTGCGCCAATGCGCTGCCGCTCCAGGTGCCCGCTGGCATCGAGCGCTGCTGGCTGAGGTTGAAGGCCAGGCGCCTTCTGAGATCGAGCCGATCCCTGCGGAGGGTTTGGCCTGGCTCCATCAGTCCGCCCGCGTTCACGGAGCGACGTACTCCCAGGTGCTGCTGCACGTTCTGGAGCGGGTGGAGGCGCTGGAGCGGCCCGAGGTCGCACAACAACAGCCCGCCGACCATGTTCCTGGGGTCACGAAAATGGTCCCCACCCCCGAGGCCGCCCCGGTGGCCACGGATGAGGAGTTGCTGGCCATGCGTTCGTGGTCAAGCCACGGGCCCACATTCGACAGCGACCTCGTGGAGTTTGGCCGCTCCTGCTACGACCTTGGCCGCCAGCACGGCGCTGCAGCCGCCAGCACGGCGCTGCAGCCGCCCAGCCCGCCCCGCCGGTCGCGCCTGCCGGGGGGGTTGGTGGAGAGGGTGGTGAAGGTCATTGCTGACCCTGACGGCCCTGCTGAGTTGTGGCACGACGATGACCGCGCCGCGATCCGCGAGGTGGCGGCGTGGCTGGATGAGCGCGGGATGCACGGGTGCCCGCTTTGGTTGCGTGAGGAGGCGGGCCGATGAGCCGCTACTGCGATTCCGACGACTACGACTATGAGCCGTGGATGGAGGGCCAGGCCGCCGGGGCGATGCGAAGCGCCATTCGTGGTCGCCGTGGTCAGCAACTGCTGCGCGATCTGATCGCTGGCTTAGACGCTCTACCGGTGCCAGAGCTGGCAGCCGGGTCACTGGAGGATCCTGAAACCGGCTGCGTCTGCGCCCTTGGCGCCGTAAGGATTCAACGAGGCGCCGACGCTGTGCCGTTGCGGTTCGATCCAACGGACCCAGACATTGATTGGCGCGACTTGGCCGAACCGTTCGACATCAGCGAAACCCTCGCCAATGCTGTCGTTGGTCAGAACGAGTATTGCGACGGGAGCAACGATGAGCCGTCACGCCGCCGCCGCTGGCGATCTGTCCGCGACTGGGCTGTACGCAACCTGACCACACCACTTGAACCGGAGAAGTCCAATGACTGACTATACCTGGCTCATCACCCCAAAACCCAAAACCAACCATGTTTATTCTTCCTCTTGCGCTGCTGTTTGACCCCAGTTCATTGGGACCTTTCAACACGCTGCCCAACAACACTGCAATCGTTTGCATTGATCCCGTCGTTGGCGTAGGAACCTGCAGGCCGATCAACACGCCCACCGCCCCCGGTCCTGCCCCGCTGTTGGGTGTGGCCACTGGACTCCATTGGAGTCGCCGACTGCGCTGCCGCATCAAGGAGGCCGCCCCTGTCACGATTTCCATGGAGGAGCTTTGATCCCATGCCCATCACCATTCGAGGCGAGAGTTTCGCCGGCTTCAACAAGCCCAAGCGCACCCCGAAGCACCCCACCAAGAGCCATGCGGTCCTGGCAAAGGAGGGCGCCAAGGTCCGCCTGATCCGCATGAGCGCCGCCTATTGGGCGAACCGCGTCAAGTGGTGACCCCTATCCCGATTCCCACCAACTCCACCCCCATGCCGCAATCTCCACCGCCTCGCATCATCCGCCGCCCTGCGGCCGAGGGCGAGCCAGCCCGTTTCAAGGCCACCTGGACCCCAGAGGCACCGGCCACCCCTGCTGAGCGCCTCGCTGCTGCCCAGCAGAAGCGCAGCCAACGTCCTGCCCGCCTGTTCCGGCCATGAATGACAACGAGAGGGAGGCGTTCCTGCCTGGCACCGGCACCATCCGCCTCGCCAACCGCGGCGGCTCCATGCCTGATTGGCGCATCCGCGAGCTTGCCGCCGAGGGCATGATCAGCCCGTTTGAACCGGGGAAGGTGCGGCGCATCATCACCGGGGAGATAGCCGATGGGGCCAGCCAGCTTGCCGCTGCGGCGATCTCCTACGGCTGCTCCTCCTACGGCTATGACCTCACCCTGGCCCCGCACGACTTCCGGGTGTTCCGGCACGTGCCGGGCCTGATCGTCAACCCGAAAGCCTTTGACGATCGCTGCTTGGCACCGGCGGAGCTCCACGAGGACGCCTACGGCAGGTTCTTCATCCTCCCGGCCCACACCTACGCCCTCGGCGTGGTGATCGAGCGCCAAGCCCTGCCGCCGCACGTCACCGCCCTCTACATCGGCAAGTCCACCTACGCCCGCTGTGGAGTAATCGTGAACACCACCCCCGGCGAGGCCGGCTGGGAGGGCCACCTCACCGTGGAGATCAGCAACAGCAGCGGCGCCGACTGCCGCATCTACGCCAACGAGGGCATCTGTCAGGCGCTGTTTTTCGAGGGGGTGCCCTGTGACCAGCCCTACGGGGATGGGAAGTATCAGGGGCAGGCGGATGGTGTGACCCTGGCGCGGGTTTGAGCGATGGGAGACATTGTTAAGGCCAGGCGCGAACTCCTTCGGCAAGATTTCACGGAAAGACTTCCCGCAAATCTTGGAGAGCCGTACATAATGAACACATTCACGGAGCCGTTTGTCTTTGTTGCGTTCTATCCCGTGCAAAGGCACGAGATGGCTGATGGCAGGCTGATAAATGGCAATGAGTTTCGCTTGCTTGAGTACGGGAAAGGATTCAATGAAAATAAAATGCTGGGTGGTATCTTTGGCTTATGTGATGATCGAATTGTATTGATGGCGCTTAGGTGCTGTGCAACAAGGGCTAGAGATTTTGAGCCATACAGAAACATGATTAAGGAGATGTTTGCGGAGGCCGTGGCGCATGCCCATGATTGACGCCAACGACCCCACTTTCTTTCAGCTCTACCCCAATGCGACGACGCCGGCACCATCCCGCCCCGCTGACTATTGAGCCCCGGCAGTGGCTCCACATTGGCATGGGCTGATGCCACCCCTCAACCTCATGCACCACGCCGCCACCCACGACTGGGGCGGCTTTCCCGTGATGCGGGAGGTGCAGGAGGCCAGGGCGGCAGAGGAGGCGATCCCAGCGGCTGTGGAGCCCTACACCGCCGACTTTCGGACCTACATCGCCACGTCTTTCCCGCGGTTCCCCTTCACCCGTCACACCCTGCGGCTGATCGATCTGGCCCAGCGCGTGGCCGATGACGAACTGCCGCGGCTGATGGTGGAGCTCCCCCCACGCCACTGGAAATCCACGATCTTCAGCCGGTTCCTGCCGGGCTACTGCCTCCGGCGCTATCCCGATCGCTCCAACGGCATTTGCTGCCAGTCGCAAGACCTCGCCGTTGGCTTCTCCGATGACGCGAAGGGCTACTTCCTGGCCTCCGGGGGGATCCTGCGGCCGAGCCTCTCGGGCAAGGAGGAATGGGGCACCGTGGACGGGATCGGCACCAACTGGACCGCCGGCATCGGCAAGGGCACCGGCAAGCCCGGCCATCGCCTGTTCATCGATGACCCGATCAAGGGCCGCGAGCAGGCCGAGAGCGCTGCGTTCCGGCGGCAGGTTCATAACTGGTGGGATTCGGTGCTCAGCACCCGCGAAGAACCCGGCGCGTCTGTGGTGGTGGTTCACACCCGCTGGCATGAGGCCGACTTGATCGGCTACCTGCTGGGTAAGAACCTGGAGCTGGAGAAGGAGGGCATGGAGGCCGACTGCGAGCGGTGGCACGTGGTCAGCCTGCCGATCGAGGCGGTTCCCGCCCATGAGGCCAAGCCGCTCCCGGCCACCGTCAGCCGCGAGCCTGATCCGCGCCAGCCCGGCGAAGCCCTGGACCCGGAGCGCTTCAACGAGCGGTGGATCCAACGCAAGCGGGCCAACACCCCAGATCGCGACTGGGAGAGCGTCTACCAGCAGCGCCCCAGCACCGGCAAGGGCACCATCTTCTTTCGGGATCGCCTGCGGTTCTACGGCTGCCCTGCCTGGCCTGGAGACGAGGGGGATGCCCTGCTGCCGCGGGCCTTCCTGCGCACAATCCTTTCGGTGGACTGCTCCTTCGACAACACGGAAGGGAGCGACATGGTGGCCATGGGCCTGTGGGGGCAGACCGTGGAAGGGGCCTGGCTGCTGGATCTGGTGGATGAGCGCCTGGACTTCCCGGCCACCGTGGCGATGATCAAGGCCATGCACCGCCGGCATGGGTTCGGGGAGCTCCTGTGCGAGAAGAAGGCCAACGGTGCCGCCGTGATCAAGACGCTCACCGCTGCCGCCCATGGCTACCGCGTGGTGGAGGCCGGCGCCGGGGCGATGGGGTCCAAGGAGAGCCGCGCCAATGCCGCCAGCGTGGAGGTGAACGCCGGCCGCGTGTTCCTGCCGCGCTCCGCCCCTTGGGGCTCCAAGGTGGTGGATCAGTTGATCCAGTTCCCTGCCGCCACCTTTGATGACATTGTTGATCAGACCAGCCAGCTCCTGATCTACCTGATCGGTTCCGGCCCGCTGAGCTTCAGCACCGTTTCCTGGGGCCATGGCGCCACACCCCAGCCGGTGGATGCTGACGCTTTGCGACAGCAGGGATGGTCAGATGACGCGATAATGGCACTGAAATCAGGCCTGATTCGCCGGTGAATTGAACATGCCTGCTACGACCCGGCGCCCCAGGGCCGCCCGCAGCACCAAGATCCGGCCTGAACCGTGTCCTGACCTGGGCAAGCTGGGGCGATTCCCGGCACCTACGCCGTGGTCGGAGCAACTGGCCGCAGACAATCTCCTGCTGGCCCAGTCCATGGCGAACCGGATGGCTCGGTCCACCCGGATGCCATTTGATGACCTGTTTTTGGTGGCCGCCGCGGGCCTGCTGAAGGGCTGCCGCCGGTATGACCCCGAGCGGAAGAACCCAGCCACCGGTGAACCGTTCAAGCTGAGCACGTGCGTGGTTCCCTTCATCCGGGGCGCCATGGCCCAGTGGCTGCGGGATCGAGGTCACAGCAGCGGGGTGAAGTTTCCCGATCGCTGGCGCGACAAGGCGCCCACGGTGCGGCGCTTGGCCGGGGAGGGGGCCACTCTTTTGGCCGTAGTGGAGGCCACCGGGCTCGGGCGTGAGGAGGTTGAGGCGATCCTGGAGGCGCAGGGGGCGACCCGCTGCCTGGATCCTGACGCCTTCCACGCCACCCGCGAGCCTGACCCGTGGGATGAGATCGAGAGCTTTGATGAGCTGAACGAGGCCATGCGGATCGCCGATGAAGCCCATGCCGCGCTGGGCTGGGCTGATCGGCAGATACTGGAGGCGGCGTGGGACACCCCGAAGCGGCGGCAACTGGCCCGAATGCCGCACGGGCAGTTCCTGCGCATGGCGCAAGGCATCATCCGGGGCGAGCGGTTGAACCCTACCCCTGAACAGCAGGCACTGGCCCTGGAGCTTCCCGCGGACGATACCGAGGCGGCAGGCGCCTCCCCCCGCAGGCGGCTGACAGGGGCCGCTGAGATCCTGCAGGCGGCGGAGCAGTTGGTGCTGTTTGGCCCCTGTCACGACGAGGGCCAGAGCGGGAAAACTCAGCCAGCAGGAATAGGCGGCACCGGTGCGGCAGGCGATCACCCATCCAACCGATAAGGGCGATCTGCCGTCATTCCGTCACCCCAGGCTGGCGGAGTCCATGGCGGACTTGGACCTAGTGGCGGACTGCTGGGAGCTGCTGCGGGGTGATGCGAAGCTGCGGCACCTTCCGAAGGAGGCCGGCGAGCCCAAGGAGGCCTACCAGGCTCGCCTGAAGCGCAGCAGCTACCCGTCGTTTTTCCGTGATGGCGTGAGCGCCTTCGCGGGGGTGCTGAGCCGCTACCAGCTTCGAGGGGTGCAGAAGGGGCTTTTGGACGCAGCCCAGGACATTGACGGCGAGGGCAACAGCCTCAAGGCCTGGGGCCTCGGCGCCGATGCCTTGGTGCTCCGCGATGGCGGCTGCCTCCTGATGGCCGACATGCCGCCGGGGGTGCCCGAGAGCAGGGCCGCAGAGTTGGCCCAGGGCCGCCGGCCGGTGTTCAGCGTGGCCGAGCGCCGCAACGTCCTCAACTGGAGGGTGGCCCGCGTCGGCCGGAAGCGGGTGCCGATCGCCGTCACGGTTCTCGAATGGCACGAGGTTGAAGACGGCGACTACGGCCTGAAGCTGGAGCCGCGTTATCGCGTGATGCGGGGCGGTGAGTGGCACCTTCTGAAGATCAAGGGCGACGGCGGCAAGGGCGCCTCGGCCAACTATCAGGTGGAGGTAGCCACCGATGAGCAGGGCCGCTCGCAGGAGGGCTTCTTCACCGGTACCAACGGCCAGCCGCTGCAGTATCCGCCGGTGGTCTGGTACGGCGCCACCCGCGATGGTTTTGGAGAGGGCGGGATCCCCCTGCTGAGCCTGGCAAACCTCACCCTGGACTGGTTCAGGGAGTATTCCGACTTGAAGGAACTCCTGCACCGCTGCGCCTTGCCGGTGACCGTCTTGAAGGACGCCGGACGGGCGCCGGGGCAACCGCTGACGCTGGGGCCCAACAGCCTGGTGGAGATCAAGGATCCCAACGGCTCGCTCTCGTTTGCCGAACCCTCCGGCGGCAGCCTGGACAAGCATCTGCAGCATCTGCAGGAGATCGAGAAGCTGATTGATCGCTCCACCCTCAGCTTCCTGTTCAGCGGCAGCAGCAACCGCACCGCCACACAGGCCGAACTGGAGGGGGCCCAGCTTCAGGCCACGATCACCACCATGGCCGAAGCAAAGAGCTCCGCATGGGAATCCATGTTTCAGCTCTGGGGGGCGTTTACCGGGGAGCCGCCCCAGGCCGGCGCCGGCTTGGATCTGCTGCCGGGGATCACGGACAAGCCCGTGGATGACGCCCTGCTCACCCTTGCCGGCACCCTCTACGACAAAGGGTTGTTGCTTCGCGAGACGGTCACGCACCTGGCTCAGAAGCGCGGGATGCTCCGGCCTGGTGTGGACGGCAAGAAGGAAGCCACCGAACTGGCCGCCGAGGATGCCCGCCAGCAAGCCCTCAACAACCCGCCGGTGCCGGGCCCCAATGACCTCGCAGGGGGTGGCGTGGACGCGCAGGGGTTGCCGCTGAACTGACGGGAAAACTGCGGCAGCGATTGCCGTAGCCATGCCCCGAGGAACCCGCCGAACGTCCTATGTGCGGGACAACCGCGGGCGCTTCGCGAGCACCCCAGGCGGCGGGGCCCCCAAGCGACCGCCGGCCAAGCGAGCCAGCCGCGGCACCAATCGCCTGACGCGGGACAACTCGGGCCGCATCACCAGCGTGGGCGGCAACGGCGCTACAGCCCGCGGAGGGCGGCTGCGCACCGGGGCGGGGAACCTCAGGGCCAGGCAGACCATGGCCGTTCTGTCCAATGGCCGCATGTCCAGCGTGCCGAAGGGCGCCATCGGCCGCACCAGGAAGCAGCGAGAGATCACCATGATCGATCGCCCTATCAGCCAGCGGCAGGCCTACAACGAGGGTCGGGCCAAGCAGATGGCCGCAATCGCAGCACGCAAGGCGCCCAAGGCTTCGGCGCCGGGCCGGATCAAGGCAGGCAGGCAAAAAAGCACCATCCGCAATACAACCGGGCAGAGCAAGACGCTCAATAATTTTAATAGTCGGCCCGCCGGAACAATGGTTTTAGGGCCCGGATACAAGTTGGTGCCGAGCCCTACCCGTGTTCCCCTCAGGGTTGCCGGTCCTGGAGCCAAGGATAGCGACCAGGCCTTTGCGCGGGTGGCTACCAAGGCGGCGAGAAGCCGGGCTGCTTGGGCAAAGCGCAAGGCAGAGGCGGGAGCCGCCAAGAAGCCCATCGGTTGGATGCAGTCACCAGAGGCCAGGAAGGACCGCACCGATCCCATGATGGCGGGGCACCGCAAAGACCATGGAAGAAGGCTGAGGGCCCTGCCAAAGGCAGCCAGGCGTGCAATACAGATTGAGCGCTTAGCACGCAAGCAAAAGTTTCTGGTTGCAGGAAACACGGCAGCACAGTTGACCAATCTTTCCGAAGGAAGGATGCAACTAATTGCCAATGTAGGCAAGCGCAAAAACAAACTAACGCCTGGCCAGATTGACGCGATTACTCGCTCCATGAGCCAATCGGCAAGGCGCCTAAAGGTCGGGATGGCCACGGGCAATAGGGGGCGCATGAAGTACAACCCCAAGGCCTTGCAGCTCGCGCCTAGCACCGCTGCCAGGACGATCCGCGGGGCTCGCGTCGGTGGCGCTGGGGTGATGAAAGGCAAGCCCACGGGCAAAGCGGCAACCATTGGCCGAGAGCAGTTTGTCGGGCGACAGGGCTCTCGGACCACCTCGATGGGTGAGGCCATCGCCGCAGCTTCCCCCGGCGGACGCACCCGAATGAGCAAAAAGCAGGAGGGGCGCATGATCGCCACTGCCGAAAGGCAGGTGTCAGCGATTAGAGCAAAGGATCAAAAGGCCGGCGCTTTGTATGACGCCTTGGCCAGGGCTGGCAGGGTCAAGCCACCCAGGGCCGAGAACCGCATTGCGAGGCTGACCAGGGCCGCGCAAGGCGACCCGAACACCGAAAGGGCAAAGGCGGCTCAGAGGTTGCTGACCAAGCGGGCGGCAAAGCCCGCCGCGCCAAAGCGCGTCACGGCCGGCCGCCTTGCTGGGACGGTTGCCAAACCTCGCGGACTGAAGCCGGGAGCATTGAAGGCCTCCCGAATTGCGAGAGGCAGGGCAAAGCGGGCAGCCGAGCCCTTGGGAACACGACTCAACCGCGTTTACATCCGCGTCAAGGCGATTGAGGCGCGGAACGATCCCCGCACGCTTCGCGGGAAAAACACCAGAAGGAATGACAGGTCCTTTGGGATTGCGCGAAAGGCGTCTGGCTTCCTGGGCCAAGGAAATAAGGCATGGAGTGATAGGGCTCGCCTCAGTACGGGTAGGCGATCGGCCGCAACCAGTGGGCTGCGGCCGGGCAGGAAAATCACCATCAAGGTCAAGCGGACTCCCAAGCCGACTAAACAGGACAAGGCCTTTGAGTCGGTGATGAACTTGAAGGGAGTGACTGATTTTTCTAGGGGCAAACAACGACAGGTCTGGATTGACGCAAAGATGATGACCCGATCTCGGCGCGAAAAACTAGGGCTTTCAGGCAGGATGATGGCCGAGTCCGATCGTTACTACGCCCGAGAAGACGTGAACCCAATGACCGGGATGGCTGGGTATTTCATGGGCACTCGCTCGGGCTGGTTCAACTCTCAGCCCAAGACGCGCCAGGGAGTGATCAGCAGCCGCCCCCGCCGCCGCAAGCCCTGACCCATGGCCACCATCGGCAACCAACAACTCAAGCTGGCCGACGACTACGCCGCCGCCCTTGACGCGATCGGCGACCGGGCCACCACCAACACGCAGGCGGCCCTACGCCGCTCCCTGGCCCGCACCCTGCGGGATCTGCGCCGGTACTACGGCCAGTTCGTGGACCCTAACCTCCCCGACCAGCAAAGCGCCGATGGGGTGACGCGCCGGCCGGGGTCGTACTCAATCGCCGATGGCTCCGCCAAGTTCCGCAAGCTCCTGGAGCTGGCCCAAGCCTTTGCGTCGGATCTTGAGTTGGCCTGGCTGGAGAACCGCTATCGCGAGGACTTCGCCGAAGCGGTGGCCCTCGGCGGTGATCTGGGCCAGCAGCTCGCGCAGACGGCCAACCCTGACGCGGCTGCGCAGGGCGTGTTCGTGGGCGCATCCAAGGCCGCCGTGGAGGCCGCCGCCAGCACCGCCAGCGCCTACATCCGCGGCGAGGTGGAGAGCTTCCGCGACAGCATCGCCCGCATCGTCACCGATGGCATCGGGCGCGGGAAGGGGCCCCGCGTGCTGGAGGGGGAGATCAGGACCGCCCTGCAGGGGGCCCGCGATCCGCAGGGGCTGAACAACCGGCTGGGCCTGGAGCAGCGGGCCGAACTGATCGCCCGCAGTGAGCTGGCCAACGCCTACGTGGGGGCACAGAAGGCAGCAGCGGCCCGCAACGGGTTCGGCTACGCCCGGTGGATCGCCACCAAGGATGAGCGGACCTGCCCGGTGTGCGCGAGCCGGCATGGCCGGATCTACCGGCTGGACGAGATCGTGGCGCCGGGGCACCCTCGCTGCCGGTGCAGTCTCTCCCCCGTGGCCACCGAAGCCGTGGAGGAGCCCGATCCCACCCTGCGGGCCGCCCTGCTGCGCGAGTCGTACTGGCAGAAGGCCCGCGAGGATACCACCCGAGAGTTCGCCGCCGGCAAGGGGTGGCCCTTCGCCCGCGCCTCCCAGGTGCTGGAGGAGGCCGTGCGCAAGCCCTCCCCCAGCGAGCGGCGGCAGTATCCCGACATCGAGCGAGCGCCGGTGCCGGTGGGGTAGGGGCGCCGTTACTGGAATCCCAGTCACGGGAAAACTAGGGCAACCAGCCTGAATCGCTGCCAAAAGCATGGCTGAACGCACCTACCAATGCCGGCGATCTAAGGCGTGCAGGGCCTGGCTTCCCGACAGCTCGTTTGAGTGGCAAGAGGAGGCCGGTCAGCGCCGACCGTTTTGCCTGCCTGGCATGTGCCCAAACGGCAAGCGCAGCGACACGTCTGAGGAGCTGCTGGCGCTGCAGTTGGAACTTCGCAAGATCAGGGAGGTGGCTCGAACCGCTGAGCGCGACCGCGATAGAGCCCTTGCGGAGCTGGCGACCACGCTGGATTCCCTGACCACCGCCCTGGACATTCGCGAGATCGCCCCGGCTGCCGCGCTGACGCCTGCCGAGGATCACGGCGACCGATCCGAATCGGTGCCGATCCTGCTCTGCTCTGACTGGCACTGCGGGGCTGTGGTGCGGGCCGAATCGGTGAACGACCTGAACGCCTACGACGTGGACGAGTTCCACCGGCGAGCCGGGGCGCTGTTTCGCAATGCCCTGAAGGTGGTCCGCATGGTGCGCAGCAGTTGCGACATTCGGCAGATGGTGCTCTGGTTGGGCGGGGATTTAATAGATAATTGGCTGCATCCTGAGCAGGCGCAGCTTCAGGAGTTGTCACCGACTCAGCAGATCATTGAATGCGAGCGGGCCATTGTTGCCGGGATTGATCACCTGTTGGAGTATGGCGGCTTCGAGCGGATCGTGATCCCCTGCAGCTACGGCAACCACGGGCGAACTACCCCCAAGATGCAGGCCGATAATTCGCACGCCACCAGCTACGAATGGCTGATGTATCAGAGCCTGCGCCGGCATTACAGGGGAGAGCCCCGCCTTGAATGGCGCATCAGCGACGGCAACATCCTCTACGTCGAAGTGCTGGGGCAGGTCTTGCGGTTTCACCATGGCGATGCGATCCGCTACGGCGGTGGCATCGGTGGCCTGACGATCCCCCTCCAGAAATGGGTCCACCGGCAGGACCAGGGGATCAGGGCTGACCACAGCTTCTTCGGGCACTTCCACCAGCTCACCATGGGCACCGGCTGGTCGGTGAACGGCAGCTTGATCGGGCCCACCGCCTACGGGCTGAAACTGGGCTTTGCCCCGGAGCGCCCTCAACAGTTGCTGCGATTCTTGGATTCGGAGCGCGGCTGGACTGGGGCCTTTCCGGTGCTGACGGACTGACCCGGGCAAGCCGGGAAAACTCCTGCAGTAGCAGCGTTTCCAGTGGCGGGCAGTAGCAGGGGCAGGCGGACCTACGCCAGGGACAACCGGGGCCGCTTCGCCAGCACCGGCACCACCACCGCCAAGGCCAAGCCCGCCGCCCGGCGAGCGCAGCGGGGCACGAACCGGATCACCAGGGACAACAGCGGCAGGATCACCGGCGTGGGCAAGAACGGCGCCACAGCTCGGGGTGGCCGCCTCAGGACCGCCGCCGGGAATCAGCGGGGGGCGGTGTTGGATCGGCTCAAGCGGGCGCCTATGGCGGGGACTGTGGGCAGGGGTGGGAAGGTTCGGGGTGGGGTGAAGCCCGTGGCTAGGCCAGCCACCCCAGCCAAGCCGGCACGGGCGACCGTGAACGGAGCGAGCCAGGCAAAGGCGAGACTGCAAAGAGCGATGGATAATTACGACAAGAAAAAGTATGCAGTTGTGCAAGCTGAAGCACGCCTGAAAAAAGCTAAATCCCCCAAAGCAAGTAAAGCGCTGGGCAAAGCCAACAAGAGCCTAATGACCGCATCTCAGGCCGTGAAATACTTGAAAGGCAACATGAACTCTGACACCCTTCGCATGGGGTCTAGGTATCGCGCCGGGAATCGAGACAATGTTGCGGCCACCTACAGCGTCAAGCGCGTGGCAGGAGCGTTTAGGTCCGGCAAGTCTCGCCTTGTAGCACCTCCAAAAGGCACGAGGATGGGCCGGGCCATCCCTGGCAGCGGGGGGCAGATCAAGGCGACCGCCAAGGCTGCCCGCCCCTCCGGCACCATTCGCAAGCCTCAAGGGCTGAAGCCTGGGGCAATTGCGGCGAGGAAGGCCAAGCCTCAGAAGTCGGTCAAGTTGACAGCGTCGCAGCGATCTGCGGCGCAACGAGCACGTGACACGTTCAACGATCCCACGTTGCTGCTAAACGGGAGAATTGCAAAAGGCTATAAAGAGGGTATCCAAGCCATACAGCAAAAGTTTGGAGTAAACAATAGAATTGCAACGCTTGCCTTTATGAGGCGAGCCTTTCGGATGGGCACAAGCGACATTCAATACATCGACACGGCAAGGACAAAGAAAACAATAAAAGCACTCAGGGCCAGAACCGCTATTGGGTCGCCAATCGGTGGAAGCTCGCGCAAGGCCAAGGCCCCCGCAATCCCTGGCACCGTTTCCCGTGGGCGGCGAAAGATGGCAACCGCAAAGCTCGCCGCCCCCAAACAGGCCAAAGCCGCCCGCACTGCAGCAAAGCCAGCACGTGGAAAAAGAAAGGCGAGGGTAGACGATGGCAGGGTGTCACGAGTTATTGACCGGCTCAACAATGTAGTTCGTGGCGCAGAACAAAAAACAGGCGTCAAGCGCCTTAATGCTATCCAAGTAGGAACAAGGGCAAAGTCTTTTCTGGCAAGGAAAGAAGGGGGCAGCGTAGGGATGCTTAATCAGATGAGCCAGCCCGAAGCCTTTGCTTCTGTGCGCAAGGCTATGACAAAGCCGCCGCGATACAGCACGCAAAAGCCGAACAGGAACAAGCCCGGCCGGTTTAATGACCTCGGGCAGGACAAGGCGCGGATCAAGGCCCGCAGGGACGCAATGACCGCACGCGACAGGATTCAAGAAGGCAATCAATCAGCAGCCGCAAAAGCGAAAGCGCAGAGGCCGAAATTGTCTAGGGACGCAATAAGGGGCGGTGCCTGGAGTCGCCGGGAATTGGGATACAGTACCTCACGCAAAGGTTTTGCTCGCGCTGCAAGGATCAAGGGGACTGTTCCCAAGCCGAAGCGGGAAGCGAAGGTGTCCACAACCGTGGCCAGGACTCGCAGCCAGGCGAGGGCGTCGCAGCGGCGGCGGCGGGAGATCACGTTGAACAGGGTCAGAACCGGCGTTTACGGGATTGGCATCATGCGGAAAAACCCCCGCATCCGCGCCGTAGACACAGGCATGAGCCAACTTGCCTTGGTCGGCAAGCCCAAGAAGCTCAAGCGCTACAAGCCCGTCAAGTGATCCACCCCGCCACCCCAAACACCGGAAATTAATTCCGTTGTTTCATCACCCCCCCCCCAAACCACCCATGCCCACCCGCAGCCCCACCCTCCGCCTACTGCAGGCCTTGTCCGTCGCCGCCCTCCGCCGCGATGCTGCCGCCGCTCAGCAGGGGCTGCGGATGCTTGCCACCGTCACCGATGACCACGAGGGAGAGCAGATCCTGCGGCTGCTGAGCAACAGCCTCGACCCGCAGGGCCGGTTCTGGTTTGGCAGCCTCCACGGGCCCCGCGTGGGCCTGGAAGATCCGGCTGCGGGAAAACTCACGGCAGCCTGAGCGCGTCCTGATCCATGGCCACCCTGCCGACCCTTGACCCGCTCTGGCGCCCCACTGCCACCAGCACCCGCAACGATCGCGACCTGATCCGCACCTACATCGGCTGGCCGGCCACCGATGGCAGCCTGACGGAGCTGACCCAGCAGATGAACGCGGTTGCAGGGCTGAGCTCCTCCACCGTGACGCAGGTTCAGGGATGGGTGGACGAGATCGTGACCCTGGAGACGACCCAGGCCGATGAGATCGATGCCGGCACCGCCCACCTTGGCAATGCCGAGGAATACGACGGCCCGATCCCCGGCACCTCCCCCACGCGGGCCCAGCAGCTCAGCCAGGCCGGCAAGCTCTCGTGGGACACCTCCCTGCTCAAGGCCCGGTATCGCTTCGGCGGCGGCGCCAGGGCCACGGCGCAGGGGCAGCGGGATGAGCGGATCGAGCTGCTGACCGCACGCATTGCCCAAGCCCTCAATGTGCAGCGCCTGGCCCCGCAGGGCGCTGGCGGCGGCGCAGGGATGCTGCTGCGGAGCTGAGCAGGGAGACGCGGGAAAACTGCGGCAAAGCGTGTTGTCGTGATGGCCCGAGGGTCTGCCCGCAGGAACTATGTGCGCGATGGCCGCGGGAGGTTTGCAAGCACCCCCGGCGGTGGCGCCAAGAAGGCCAAGCCGAAGCCTGGCGGGTTCCGGCAGCGGCAGGCGGTGAAGCTGGCGAAGCAGCGCGGGCAGTTGGGCATCCTCGGCGCCCCAGCCAAGGCGGCCAAGGCCCGCGTCAAGGCCACCAAAGCCCGCACCGGTCCCGGCGCCCGCCCGCAGCAGCGTGGTGCATTGACCAGGGCCAAGAACACCGCAGAAGCCCTCTCGGATCGCCGCAAGCTCCCGGCGGCCAGGCCATCTGGCGTGCTGGCCAAGGGCGTCAAGGCCAAGCCTGCGGCGGGCTCCAGGGTGAAGCCATCGCGACCCGGCCAACAATCGACTGATCAGGCGCTAAAGCGGCCCAAGCAGAAGCGATCACCAGTAGGCCAGGCCCAGTCCAAGAAGGGCGGCAAGAAGGTGGACGTGCAGATCAAGCGGGCTGCCGCTGGCGGTGAGTACGGGCCAGACGGTCACTTCTACCCAGCAGGGGCATGGATGCCCCTCGGAAAGTTCAAGGGCGGCGACAGCGCCAAGGGCAAGGGGATGGGGGCGGACCAGCAACAGCAGCAAGGGAAGGACGGCGGCGGGGCGCGGGTTGTGGGCAGCCGTCAACAGAAGAAGGATCCTCCACCGCTATTCCCTACGGGCCAGGCAAGGTCGTCAACCGTCAAGATTTCGTCGCGGGGAGCGAGAAACGTCGATAAATACTATGGAAACCAAGGGTACTATTCAGGGTACAAGCGTGGCAAGGACGGCCGCGTAGAGATGCCAGGAACTGGACTTTGGAATCCAATCTCAGCGCTTGCAGCTCGCATTGCGCCCAAAGAAGTGGGCAAAGCTATAGCCAGGCTGCGCAAGGCAGCAAAAAATAAAAAAGAGTTCGATTACGGGGTCGCCGAAGCTCGTGCAGGTCTTAGGGGTTGGGGCGGAGATAACTTTGCCTACGACCGACAGCGCCGAGAGGGGCTGCTACCCAAGGGCATGACAAGTAATCAGTTCTTAAGGGCCGGCCAGCTTGAGGCGGCGATAGCGGCTATCGCGGGACAAAGGGCATCAAGGCAGAACAATCGCCGCAACGTGAGCGAGGAGTTTGCTTGGATCTTGAACAACATCCTTGGATCAAGAGCACGGCGAGCGCCAAGCAGGAAGCCACAGCAATCAAGCGCTGGCCGTCGCGTGATAAGGATTAAAACAAGCCCAAGCAGGTTGGCATTTAGGCCCGTATCAACAAAAGGGCTAATTGCGGCCGGCGGTAGCCGCTGGCAAAAGGATAAGTTTGATCGCATTTATTTCAATCAACCAAACACCGGAAAGGTTTTCTTTGATCGAAATACAAGAAAGATGGTGAATCAATCCGGGGATCAACGAGGCGCGGCGCTTGCCGCTCGCATGTTGAGGGCCGGAAGGCGCAAGCCAGCCAACCCGTGGAGGGCCGGCCGCATCGCCGCCAAGTCTTGACGGGAAAACTGCGGCAGCAACTCCGATCCCATGGCCCGCGGCGGCAGTAGAGGCAGGCGCACGAACTACGTGCGCGACAACAGCGGGCGCTTTGCCTCGACTCCCGGCGGCGGTCCTCCGAAGCGCAGCACGCCGGCCACCAGGCGGGCGGCCATGCGGAAGGCCCGGCCCACGGTCACCGGCGGCACGCTGGGGGCTCGCGGAAGCCTCCGCCGCAGCCGCGCCAAGCTGGCCGGCAAGAACCCGGCTGATCGCAGCCTGCAGGGGTCGCTCAGCCTGCGAGCGCAGAAGGGGGCCGTCACCAGGGGCGCCAACCGCCTCGGGAAGGTGCGGGCGGCCTCCACGGTGCAAATGGCGGCGCGGGTGGGGGTGATTCGGAAGGGCGGCGCCGTGTCCCAACTGCGGGGGCGTGTGACCACGGCCAAGCCGGTGGTGACGGCCAAGCCCTCCACTCCTGCACGCAAGCCCGCGGCCCTGAAGTGGGAGAAGCCCGCTGGCTCGGTAGGCAGGCAGGCCGCAAGCCTGCCAAATGGCCGGAGGGTCATGGTCACCACAAGCGGAAAGGGAGCAACCGCAACGATCATTGACCGCAAGGGCAACCCGGTGATGAACCGCAAGGACTTCCGCAACGTCACGGAGGCCAAGAAGTGGGCGGCCAGCCCCAGCGCAAGGGGGCCGCGAATCCTCGGGAGGTATCAGCCGTCAGGGAAGCGGCGCAAAGCCTGGGAGATGCCTACAGATGCCTCGCCAGGTCTGGCCAACATTCAAGGCAAGAAGGCCCGCCCCACCGGCACGATCGCCAAGCCCCGAGGCCTGAAGCCGGGCGCCATCGCTGCACGAAAAGGAAAGTCCGCGCCTACCCCCCGCAAGCCCAGCCCCAAGGGCGCCGGGCCCCGGATCAAGGGAGCACGGCCGGCGGGGACGGTGGTGAAGCCGAAGGGGTTGAAGGTGGGGGCATTGGCAGCGCGGAGGGGCGCGAAGGTAAAACCAGTCAAGTTGCCAAAGTCTGCGGCTCAAGCTGTAGCGCAAGCAAACAGGCTACTGGATAGACTCAAGATTCAAAGAGCAAACAATCCGGGTGGCGGACGCATCTATCAGGTCAGAGACAGGATAGATCAAGTTAATCGCGCAATCAAAAAAATTGTTCCAAGCTATAAACACAACCCGATGAGAAAAGGAAGCGCAGCAAAGGCCGTTCTTGAGGAGAGGAATCGCAAGTACGGGCTGCACGCAAGGGCCTGGAACAACATTGGCCGCTTGTACGGCTAACCCATGGCCACCCCCTTCGCCGACTTCGCGAATCTTCGCCTGCTCTGGCGCCGCCCCACCGCAGCGGCCACCAGCCTGCGGGAGGGGCTGCAGCGGGCCACCGATCTGGTGGTGATTGAGGCCTTCGCCGAGGTGCAGGGCCCCGGCGGTGAGCAACCCTCCGGCGGGCGCTCCATCGGCTCGGGATCCATTGAAGGCAACATCACCCGCTGGGCTGTGGTGCCCTCCGGCGCCGGCTGGCTGGACGCGGGAACCGCCTGGAGCTGGACCGATACCGGCCTGCGGCCCACGGGGTTCCCCCGCGGCGAGAAGCTGGAGGCCTTCATGGGCGATCTGGCCAGCCTGCCGACCACCACCGAAGCGGAGCGCGGCTGGGTCACGATCGCCACCCTCTCGGGCATTGGCGGCATTGATGCCCTGATTCGCGTTGAGGCCGGCGATGAGTTCACCGGCACCTGGGCGGCTGGCCGATGAAGCTCGCGACCAGGGCCACCGTGCGCGTCAACCCGGCCACGCTCAGCCGTGCGCAGCGGGCATCCGAGGCAGCAGCGCGGATCGTGTTCCCGGAGCTCAACAGCGCTTTTCAGGATGCCCTGGGCTCCAAGGTGTGGCCGTGGCCGCGAACCACCTACCGCGGCGGCACCTATCGGCGCGACGGCACCCGCACCAAGGGGTTCAAGGTCACCAGCCCCCGCAACATCGTGGACCTTGGCACCCTGCGGGCTTCCAACAGCTTCCAGATCACCGGCAGCCTCTGCACCTTCCGCTGGGCCGTGGGCTATGCCACAGCCGTTCACTACGGCGCCAACATCCACCCCTGGGGTGACAAGACCCGACCCCTCGTCAACCTGCCCGCCAGGCCCTGGACTGACGCGGTGCTGGGGACCATCAGAATCCCCGGCCTTGAGCCCTATGACTACCGCGAGCAATACCGGGCATCATTCATCCAAGCCTGGCGCGAACTGCAGTGAGCTTTGATCTTCTCCCCTGGGAAACAGCGCCCCAGGCCCCTGAGCAGCCGACCGCCACGATCGCGTGGAACGGCGGAGAGATGACCCTGCCCCGGCTGGGCTACCTGACGGTGGATGAGCTGAACAGCATCCGCGAGATCGACCCGCAGAACGCGCTCTATCGCCTGATCACCGCCGCCGCTGTGGCCCTGAGCCAGGCCGCAACCGATCGGTCCGCACACTGGTGCTATGGCCTGCTCACCCGGCTTCTGGCGCAGGACATGGGCGCCAATGCCGGCCGGATGAGCACCGAGGAGGAGTCGCTACAGGTTGTGCATGCCGAGATCATCGGCCCGTTCCTGGAGCAGGCCAGGGCGATCCGCAACCGTGTCACGATCCGGTCTGTGACCGTGATCCTGCAGCGGATCAAGCCAGCGTGGAGCGATGAGCAGACCCGCCGCCTGCCGGGGCCCCTGCTGGAGCTCCTGCACGGCTTTGAGCAGGAGGAGGAGCGGGCCGGCGCTGGCATCAAGACCGACCCTGCGGCCGAAATGCGGGCGCTTGAGGATGCGCTGGGAAAGTTGCAGGAGGTCAGCGACTCGATTGCGACCGACCCGACTGGTCCCGCGCCTACTGGGAATGCCGCAGGCTCTGGCCCGGCGCCGCCGAGTTCAGCCGCGAGCGCTTCGGTAGGCTCCCCGGCGGCTACGTCCTCCAGGCCCTCGCGGCGGGCTATGCGGCCGAAAGGGAGCGGCTTCACCGGGAGGAGCAGAGCACCGCGCAGATCGCCCTGATCCTCGCCGAGGCCAACCGCAACCGCGAGGCCCGGCCCGAGCCCTACAGCCTGCGGGAGTTCACCTTCTGGTCTGACGTGGCGGAATCCCCCAGGCCCCCCAGCGAAGCCGGCGCCGCCCTGCTGGAGCTGCTGGAGCGGAACCTGCTGCCGGGGTTCGTGTTGGATGGCCCATGGCTGGCTGATCTGGAAGCCCAGGGCCGAGGCGTCACCCCACCGCCGCGGCTGTGCTGGGCGGCCGAGGATGCGATCCTGCTGGCCCCCTACCGGGTGGATGCGAGCCACTGGGGTGGGTTCCTGGTGGCCCAGGCCAGCGCCGTGGGCAGGGTGCGGGAGTTCGCGTCAGAGGCCGGCGAGGTGGTGGCGCTGCGGGTGCCGATTGATGCGGTGCAGGGGCGAGCGTTTGCCGCTGCGCAGGCCGGCGCGGTGCTGATCATGGCGAGCCGGGAAAACTCCGCGTAGAGAACCCACCCCAGGCCATGCCCTCCACGATCGATTACGCCGCCGCGCTGGACGTTCAGCACTACCTCGTCCCGATGCGGTTCGCATCGGTCGTTCTGGAGGATGCTGCCACCGCCGCCGCCAACAATGGCGCCAACCTCAGCGCCTGGCTGAACACCGCCAACGCGATCAGCGGCACTGGCAGCGTGAGCACCACCGGATCGTCCTCGACCTTCCAAATCTTGGTGAACAGCTCCACCAAGACGATCACCAACGTTGCACTTGCCTCCAACGTGGTGACGATCACCACCAGCACCGCCCATGGCCTGGCTGTTGCCGACAGGGTGACGGTCGCAGCGACCACGGCCACCGCCGTGAACGGCACCTTCACCGTGAAGGCCGCCCCCACCACAACGACCTTCACCTACGACCTCACCGGCAGCAACATCACCAGCGCAGTTGACACCGGCACGGTCACCACGGGCGTTTACCCCTTGGATGGCACTGGCAAGCCGATCCAACTCCTGAACGTCACCGGCGCCCCCCTGCAGACCCAGGCAGGCGACGAGAAGGTGATCACCCACGATCAGGTGGTGCGCGGCGCTTCGATTTCGGTTGGCATCAGCACCGACTCCTCGATTGCCTTTAAGGGCATGACGGTCCACAAGAGCGTTGACCACAAGATCATGGAAATCATGCGCCTGTTTGGTGTTGCCGAGAAGCTGGCCGTGAAATACCTGCGCGTGGGCCCCGGCGGCACCACGGAGAAGAAGCTCTGCTATGGCCGGATCTCGTCCAAGCAAGAGGAGGGCGATGCAGGCGCCCTGGTGAAGTACGGCGCCAGCCTGAATGTGCTGGGCAACGTTTACACCATCTTCGACAACGCCTGATCGGGTGGACATTGACGGCCTCCTGCATGTGGTGACCGCAGACAGCCGACCGGGGCAGCGCCTATGGCGCATCTGCTCCGGCGGCTCCTGCGTGGTGCATCGCAACCTTCAGCGGCTGATGGAGGCCTATCGGTCCCTGCTGATCAGCCAAGGGCGAGAGGTTGGGGACGAGTAGGCACACAAAAAAGCCCAAGGATCTCAACCCTTGGGCCTCGGTAAAGCGCGTTCCGCAGAAAGTGTAGATCAGGACACGGGCGATGCCTATCCCTCGCGGCTCTGCTGAGTCGGCCGGGCATCGCCGGGGCTCAACCGCGCCTCGCACTCAAAGACGACGATCGGCGGCGGGGTCATGGTGGGCAGGCCTGGGGAGGTGCGCCGGGCGCAGTCGTCGCACCCCTCACGCCAGTACCACTCGCCGTCTTCCTGCTCGCCCACGCCAGGGCAGCGCTCAATGTCGGGCGGGAGGGATGGAGTGGTCATGCCACTGGCCCCACGCGATGCACGGCCCAGAAAGCACCGGGCCCGGCGTGCAGGCTGGCGTCGAGCAGCTGGTGCTCCCGCAACGCCGCAACCCGCCGGCTGACCGTGGACTGATCGCAACTCCACCGGCTCATCAGCTCAGCCGTGGTGACCTCCGGGGTCAAGCCTGCCCGGATGCGCGGGCTGAGCCATTGCGACAGATCAAGGCAATCGAGCAGGGTGGTGGGTTGCACGTAAGCGCGGCGAGCCAGCAGGCTGCGAACGAGATCGGTCACGCCTTCCCGCCCCACTTGGTTCGCTGGAATCCCCGCACCGCATCTCTGCTCATCAGGACGTGAGGTCCACCGGCAACGGGAATCAGGCACACGTGGCCCGGCAAGCCGCGCAGTCCTCGGGCGGTGTAGGTGCGGCCATTGGGCCCTCTCCAGAAGTCCCCAGGGCGGAACCGATCAGGGCCGGGGGTGATGATTCCGGTGAAAGCGCTTTTAGCCGTCATCGTTCTCCCCCACGATCATCCGCCGGAGCGTCGCCAGGGCTTGCGCATTGCTGCCGCCCTCTCGCACCCCCTCGGAGACGAGGGAAAGCAGCAGAAGGATCCGCTGCCGCTCCAGATCCTTGCCCTGCAGGATCGCCTCCTCTCGGCCGGCCTCGCAGCGGCGGGCGGCATCGCCATAGGCCGCTTCCATCGCCGCGGCGCAGTTGTGTTGCACCGTCTCCACCTCGGCCGCCACGGCAGCCACGGCCTCCATCTCCTGCTGCAGGGCATCAAGCTGCGTTCGCACGCGCTCCAAGGCCGCGCTCATGCGGCCTCCTGCAGGACGCTGATCCACACGGTCCCCAGATCGAGCAGCGGCAGGATCCGATCGCGCAGATCCTGATTCGCCAGGCGGATGCAGCCCAGCGTCGGGTAGAGGGTTTGCCGCGGGCCCCAGGCCCCAGGCCAGCCGCAGGCAGACCCTCCGCCATGAAGCATGATCCCGTCCCGGTACGGTTTGCTGTTGGGCCCTTCCTGCCCTTCCAGGCCCTCCAGATCAAACGAATACCAGCCATAGGCGCGGCGATCGGGGGTGAAGTTGGCCGCTGGATCCTGCTCGTAGTCCCGGTAGACCTTGCCGATCCGGTAGAGGCCCGGCGGGGTGTCGGTGCCCGTGCGGTTCCATTCGGCCTCCTTGCCTTGCCCTCGGCACAAACAGGGCAGCCGCCACAGCCGGCGCCCGTCATGGGTCCAGGCCGTGAGCGTCTCGTTCACGTCGTTGGCGATCAGGTGGTGATCACCGGGCTTAAGGCTGGGGCGGATCTTTGGACCCACCATTCCCGGCGGCCAGATCGGCGGGCCATCAGGCGCAGGGCCACCGGGCGGGCGTGGTGGCGTGGCGGTCGTGACAGGGGTAGGGGCACCGGCGAGGAACAGGGCCACCTCTGCCGCCCGGCGCCGCACCAGCCCCTCCATCACCTTGCTGCCGGCCTTGCTCCAACGGGGCAGCTCGGCCTTCACCACAGCATCAGGATCATCCCCGGCCAGCAACCGCCGCCGCAGGGTGGAAAACTCCAGGCCGCGGGCGCCGATGTTGAACACGAACGAGATCAGGGCCGCCTGCCGCTTCGCGGTCCACCCTCCGGCCATTGGCAGGAGCCGGAACACGTCCGCAGCACTCAGGCGCAGGTCTTCTGCTAACAGGCCTTCGGCGACCGCCTGGGTGATCGTGGCGCCGGGGACCACTTCGGGGCCGGTATGTCCGTAGCCGATCGTCCACGGGTCGCCGCCGCTGCCGGGATCGGGGTAGGCGGTGAGCACGCAACCCTCAAACTGCGCGACGATCTGCCGGGCCGAGGCGAGCCACTGGGGATCGGGGGGATTGGTGCTCATCAGAGGGGCCATTCGGAAACGACTTGCCAGCCCTCGCCCTGCAGCCGGGCCACCTCGGCGGCCACTTCGGCGGGGGCAACGTCAACCACAAGCGGTTGACCCTCCTGGCCGGACGGGGGAGCAGTTGGCTCCTCGCAGATCAGGCGGATCAGACCGCAGGTCATCGCCGCATCCCCTGACGGATAGCCCAGGCCGTGGCCGCCTTTTGGGCGTACCAGGACTGGAGCAGGAGCTTCGCGAAGTTGCGGAGCGTCTGCACGTCGCTGATCTCGTCCAGCAGGCGGCTATGGCGCTCCACCTCGAAGGCTTGCGCGGTGCTGAGCTCCATCCCCGCGGGGTCCGCAGGGAGGAAACCGGCGACAGGATCGGGGGCTGGCATGGCCTGAGGTTAGCCATGCCAATCCAGATAGGCACGCGGGAAATGGCGGGAGTCCGTGGCCGGGCCGGCGGGAAAACTGCCGCAGAGGATCCACCGCCGAACCGCCATGCCACGAGGCCGCCGCTCCAGTTATGTCCGCGACAATCGCGGCCGGTTCGCCAGTTCGCCCGGTGGTGGGGGGCCTAAGCGCAGCACCCCTGCAACGCGGCGGGCAGCCACCAGGGCCGGGAACCGGCTGAACCGGGACAACAGCGGGCGAATCACCGGGATCGGGCGCGATGGGGCCACGGTGCGCGGCGGGCGGATCAGAACGGCCAAGGGGAACCGCCGTGCAACGCAGATCGCTTCCATGCGGCCGGCTGGGTTCCGCTCGGGCACGATCGCCAAGGGCGGCCGGGGCATCAGTGGGCCTGTGGCGCGGAGCCTGGCGGCGATGCGGGCGGCTGGGGGGCGGAAAGCAGTAGGCCTCTCCCGTGCTCGCCCTGGGCAGGAGCAGCGGGCCATGCAGCGTGTTGGCGGCGCCGGAACCGTCCTGCAGAGGCGAGACAACGCAGAGGCGCAGCGGGTTGCGGCAAGCGGTGGCCGCCGCACCTCAAGAAAAGAGGCAATCAACAGGCGCATGTACAACTCAATCACCACAGCAATTCGCGCTCGGTATGCCATTGATAATCCCGGCAAACAAAGGCGCTACAGCACAGTTAAGAATCCCGGCCCCGCTGGGGTAAGCGCATTGACCACGAAGGCGCCGAGACTGACGGCCAAGGCGTCACAGCCCAGCCCTCAGACCCGCGCCAAGCGGCCCGCCAGCACGGTGCGCAAGCCCTCTGGGCTCAGGCCTGGGGCGCTGGCTGCCACCAAGCCCGCCGCCAAGAAGGCCGCCAAGGGCCCGAAGGTCAAGCTCCCCCGGATGGCCACGCCAACCGGCGTCATTCGCGGATCTGACCGCGCCAAGGTGAAAGCGGATGCGCGGAAGGGGATCGGCACGCCCTACAGCAGGGCTCAGCAGCGGGCGTTTGCGCGGAGCGCCAGAGAAGCACCGCTTCAGCGGAAACAGGCCATTGCGGCTGCCAAGCGCAAGGGCAGGACGGGCTTCGGCAAGGGGCCGCAGATGAACGCAGGCAGCATTGGAAACCGGGATTTTGCGTGGAACAAGAACGAAACACCGGCCACCGCTCGGGAACGGCTGGCCATGTGGCGCAAGAGCGAACAGCGGAGACGAGGCAATGCCAGGCGCGGCAGCATCGGGGTCAAAGGAGCCGCTGGTGCGCTCCGCGCCAGCCGTCGCGCCGCTGCCTTGGTTGACTCGGGCAACCGTCTGGGCAACCTGCCCACCACACGCAAGATGGCCGAGGAGCCACGGCAGCGCCGAAACGATCGGATCAGCAGGAACGAAACGCAGGGCAGGCTTGCAAGCTCCGAGGCCAGCCGGCGCCTGCTGCCCCAGATTCAGAAGGTCCGCGATGCGGCTCAGAAGCGAATAGCCGAGGGCAAAAAGCCGACCGCAGCGCAGAAAGAGAAAGAGCGCAAACTGGTTGGCGAATACAACAAGGCGGTCAGAAAGCTCCAGGTAGCCGAGGCGGCCAAGTCCTACACGCAGAACCCCTACGGGTTCAAGCCGCAGCGGATGAGCGGGGCCGTCAAGGCTGCCAAGAAACCCACCGCCCCCAAGCGCACCCGCTCCGCCCGCCCCGCCGGGACCGTGGCCAAGCCGAGGGGCTTAAAGCCGGGGGCGCTGGCGGCGCGGAGGGGGGCGAAGGCGGCAAAGCTTACAGGTAAAGGCAAGGCTCCGGTTTCGCGATTGGTGAAGCCGGTCAAACAAGCAGATGGCAGCTTTGATGTAAACGGAAGGCCAGCAAAAACCATGCAAGACGCGATGCGCGTACTAAGGCAGCAGCGGGCACAGGAAAAAGAAAGGGCTTTAAGCGCAAAAAGGATAAGCGCTACCAAGCGAGTTGATAGAGCGGACTTGCAGGCAGTCGAAAAAGGAAAGGGCAAGAGAGCCAATAATCCCTATGCCAGGGAAAACGCGATTTTCAGGTTTAGCCAAAAAGAAACACAGGTGAGCAACAGGGCCGACAAAGTGGCAAATCAAGGGAGAGCGCTTGAGGCCGAATACACTAAACTTACACGCAAACCAGCAACCAAGGCAAATGAAAAACGGATACAGCAGCTTAGATCGCAAATAAATAGGCTTAGGCGCTCTTTTGAAACGCTTTTGAAAGCTAGTAAATCGTATAACCAGCGAGGGTTGGCCGTGCGGCGCCCATTCCCCCGAATCTACAGGTGATCAGCCGCCCCTAACCCATGCCCCTCCCCACCACCACCCTGGCCCTGTACGACCTCTTGGCCGCCGACGCCACCCTGCTGGCGCTCCTGGGGGTCCACGTGCTCGAAAGCGGGGCCACCCGCCCCGCCCTGGCCCACTTCTGGCCAAAGGAAGCGATCGAGCCCACCACGCGGCCCGCAGGGGTGGAAATCGTGGTCTGGCGGAACCTCGTGGGAACCGCCGTCACCCTCTGCGAAACCGGCGAGCAGGACACCCGGCCCACCTTCCGCCTTTCGGTGACCCAGTGGGAGCCTCCAACCGCCGGGGGTGCCTGCAATCAACTCGCCGTGGTGAACCGCCTCCTGCAGCTCCTGCCGGGGGCCAATGCCTCGGACGTGACCATCGATGGGCTGACCTCGGGCCTGCAGCAGCACACGGTCACATGGACCTGTCCGGTGGCGGTGTTGCAAAAGGCGTGACGGCGGGAAAACTGCGGCAGTAGCGCGGCGCGGCTCGGGTGGCTGATCTTCAGGTATCGCTGGCCTTGGCGCTGGAGAACCAGGCGGAGATTGCCCGCGAGCTGGAGCGGGCCGGCGGGCAGGCGGGTGAGCAGTTTGGCCGGGGGCTGAGCGCAGAGGCGCGGAAAGCCTTTGATGATCTCGTAGCTGAGGCGGAGAAGGCCGCGAAGGAAGCCGGCCTGCGGTTTAACCGCACGAAGCTCCAGTTCGAGACGGTCAGCGGCGATCTGATCCCTCAGCAGACCCTGGACCGGATCGCCAAGGTCAACAAGGGCTTCAGCGAGGCCAAGCAGGCAGTCGAGGCGTTCCGCAGCGCCATCACCACCACTGGGCGGGAATCGGCCGCGTCCATGAACCTGCTGGAGGCCGCCGTTACCGGCGTGGCCGTCAGCCTGACCAGCAAGCTCACCGATGCCGCCGGGACCGCCCTGGGCAGCGTGAAAGGGCTGGTTCAGGGGTTCCTGGAGCTGGACGGTGAGCTTCGCTTGGCCGCTGCTGCGGCTGGGGAGCAGGGGGGATACCAGCGCCTCAGCCAGATCGTGGATCAGGTGGGCATCGATGCGGCCGGCACCACGAAACAGGTGGCGGAGCTGGCCACAAGCCTCGTGCGGGCCGGTTTCAGTGTGTCGGAGGTTGAGGGGGCCCTGGCCGGGGTAGTCCGTGGCGCCGAGGCCACCGGGACCGGCTTTGAGAGCTTCGGGAACATCGTGGGCAACACCCTGCGGGGCTTCGGTCTAGAGGTGGATCAAACCGCCCGCGTGGTGGACGTGCTGACGAACACAGCCAACAGCAGCAACGCGAGCATTGAAGGCCTTGGCTACACCTTCGAGTACACGGCGCCGATCGCCAAGGCGCTGGGGGTCAGCCTGGAGGACGTGGCCGCCGCCGCGGGCCTGATGGCCAACGCAGGCATTCAGGGAAGTGTGGCCGGCACCGGTTTGCGGACGGGCCTGCAGAAGCTGCAGCAAGCAGCCGGGGGCGCATCGCCCGAGGTGCTGGGCCTTGTGCGCGGGCAAGAGCGACTGCAACAGGTGATGCAGAAGCTCGGAACCACCGTGACCGATAGCAGCGGCAAGCTGCTACCCCTTGAACAGGTGTTTCTGCGGCTTAAGGGCGGCCTGGAGAAGCTCAACCAGGCTGATCAGGTGCAACTGGCAAACATCTTGTTTGGCGATGAAGCCGGATCCAAGTTTCTGGCTGTCACTAACCAGAGCAACTCGGCCATCACCAAAATGTTCAGCGACCTCCGCAACAGCAAGGGCGCAACCGACACCGCCCGCACCGCGATGGCCGGCATGGGTCTGGAGCTGCAGCAGCTCACCGGCACCATGGACAGCCTTCGCAACAACATCGGCGGAGTGATGGCGGCAGGCCTCCGGCCCTTGGTGCAAGCGGCCAACGCTGCCGTGGGCGCCGTGTCAGCCCTGCCCAAGCCGGTCAAGGACACCGGGGCGGCGCTGATCGCCCTCGGAATCGCTTCCACCGGTGCCGCGATCAGCCTCACCGCGCTCAATCTCGTGCTGGCCCAGACGGGTGGGCTTGCGGGGCTGGCCGTTGCGGCAAGGGCGGCCGGGGTGGCAGTGGCTGGGATTGGAGGGAGTCTCACGATCGTTCTGGCTGCCGCGGCTGGTATCGGGTTGCTTACCGGGAAGTTTGACGAGATGGACAAGACCACTAAGACGTTGGTTCAAACGACGATCGCACTAGGGGCGGGGGTTCTGGTGTTTCGGAGCATCGCCGCCGCCGCTGGAATCGCCGCAACCGGACTGGGATTTCTGAACATTCAGCTTGGCAGAACAGCCGTGCTCACGTCCCTGGCCTCTGGAGCCGCAAAGGGAGGTTTTGCTGCCGCGCTGATTGGTGCCGCTGTAACCGCTGCAAGTGTTTATGCGGTGCTTAACAACAACATCAAGACCACCGGAGAAGACACCGAAGCCCTCAGCAGCAAAGCCCGTGAACTGAAAGAGCAGATCGCCCAACTCCAGAAGGAGATTGCGGACGGCAAAAAGCTGGGCCTTGATACGACCGATGCGCAGAAGCGGGTGAATGAGCTTTACATGAAGCTGCGCGAGATTGAGGGACCACTGGAGATCAAGTTGAGTATTGATAAAGCAAAGGCTGAGCTTAAGAGCCTCAAGGATGAGTACGACAAGCTCAAGGATGGTGACGACAGAAAGGCGCCGCTCCAGGCCAAGGTGGACGGCGCTGAACGGTATCTGAAGCTGCTGCAGGAGATTGATCGAGGCCAGGCCGTTACCGACGCCTCCCCGGTTGCTCAGCAGGGAGCCAAGGATCTTGCCGCAATCAAAAAGGAAGTCGAGAATCTGCTGGCTAAGAAAATCGCCCTCCCAGTTGACGCACCCGAACAGAAAGACATTGATAAAGCTCTGGACATTTATCAGCGGCAGATTGACCTTAGAAAGGTTGGAATCAAGACGGCGATTAACCGGGAGGAAGCCGTGCGGCAACTCAGCAACCTACAGGGCGACATTGCCGCTGCTTTGTCCAAGGGCGCCGATCCATCCAAGCTGCGAAGCCAACTGCTGCCGCTGCAAATCCAGATCAGAAACCTTGACATTGAACGGGACCGAATCAACAAGGATCTAGCTGCAACCCTGGATCAACAAGTAACCAAAGACGGGAAGCGCGTGCTCACGGCAAAGCAGGAGCTGGAACTTGCGAAGGGCAAGCTCAGCGTGGAGCAAGCCCGCGCCAGCCTGGCCGACAAGATCGCTGGGCAGGACACCGCACGATTGCGGGCCATCCAACAGGTGGCCGATGCCTACGTGAACCTCGCCAATGCCCAGGCGGCGCTCACGCAATCAGGGTTCGACGTGGAGCGCAGCCGCAACAGCAACCGCCTCAGCCTGGCCGAGAAGGAACTGCAGTTCCTGCGGGAGCGCGGCGCCAACTCTCAGGTGATCCAGCAGGCAGAGCAGCGGATCGCCGCAATCAAGCGAGACGGTGAACAGATTGAGTATCGCGCCATGCAGGCCAGCATCGAGGCCACGGCGCGGCGGTTTGAGATGGAGCGGAAGGTGCTCGAATTGAAGCAGGGTGCGCAGTTCCTGGAGCAGCAAGGGGCGATCCGCGCCGCCGATCAGAACGTGCTGCAGCAGCGTCAGCAACTGCTGGAGCTGCGGGGCAAGCTCCTGGATCCGAGCACCGATCCGATCGAGAAAGCCAGCCTGAAGGAACGGATTGGGCTGCAGCAGCAAGCGGTGAACCTGTCCCGGCAGCAAGCCGCAGAGGAGCGCACCCGCCTGGGGCAGATGGCCGAAATCTGGGGCCTTGAGCGCCAAACCCAGCAGGCACAGCAGGGGACCGTCGCCAACCAGCAACGAGCCGCCGCCGCAGGCAAGGGCTGGGAGGACAGCCTCAGCGGCTCACTGGCCAAGATCGACAAGGCTGCCGCTGGTGTTGATCGGCTGCGTGAAGTGTTCGTGGGCACGATCCAGGCCGGCAATGGTCCGGTGGAGAAGATTTACGCCGCAGCGTCGGGATTGCCGGAGCCCCTGCAGAACGCCACCAAGGCCGCCGAGGCGTTGGCCACGGGATTCGCGCAAGCCAACGACGATGCGCAGAAGCTGCTGACCACGGTTGAACGCCTGGCCAAGGCCCCCGCTGCCCGCTGGGCCGGTGGTGGGGTGGAGCCGGGTGGCACCTACCAAGTGAACGAGCTGGGCCCCGAGGCCTTCCTGTCGCGCTCTGGCGCCCTGTCCCTGATCCATGCCCCGGCCTACGGCTCCTGGAGCCCCCCATCGGCCGGCATGGTGCTCCCTGCTGGCCTGACGGCCAGGCTGAGCTCCATGGGCGCGTTCACCGGTGGCGCACCGGCGCCCGTGCTGGCGGGCGTGGCCTCGGCCGGAGGTGTCAGCGGTGCGGCCTCGCAAGCTGCGGCCCTGGGGCGCCTCCAGCGCTCGATTGATGCACTGGAAGGCACCATGCGGTCGTATCGGCCCGAGGTTGTCGTCAACCTGCCGGGCAATGCCGGCCTCCTTCACACCCTGCAGGGCCTCCGATGATCAGCCTCTCCTACGGCGGCACCACCTACACCTTCCCGAACCTCACGGACCACCCGTTCGGCTACGACGAGGTGGACGTGCGCCGCGGCAGGGCCGCCCGGCGGTGGGCCCTCTCGGGCATCGTGAACCGCGAGGACGGGGCCACGATCACTGGCCTCTACGACGCTTGGAACGCGGTGAAGCTCCTGGAGGATGACCCGGTGCGCACGGGCGTGGCGGGGGCCACCGTGGCCCTGCTCGGCGAGGCGCCTGGGTTTGCATGGTCCTCGGCTGTGCCCTGCTGGTTCGCCTCGGCGCCATCGATCGCCATGGCAGGCATGTTCTGCCGGGTGAGCATCACCCTTGTTGATGCCTCCCAGGCGCTGGCCATCCTGCTGCGGCAAGGGGAGGAGGAGGCAGAGCAGGCCGCGCAGCTCAACCTGGGCACGATCACCTTCGGAAGCGCCGTGGTGAACCTCACCGCCCGCCCTGACGGCTTTACCGATCTGCCGGCTTTGGCGCTCACTCCCGCCGGGGGGCATGTCCTCACCGGGCCGCTGGCTGTGACCGAAACGCGGCGGGTGCAGGGGTGGGTCACCTCGGCCAACCTGACAGCCCTGGAAACCTGGCTGAAGACCACCACCGCCGCCAGTCCGTCCACCGGTGGGTGGTTCCCCACGGAATGGAGCGAGCCAGTGGCCAAGCGCCGGGCTGATGGCGGCACGATCGGCACCTATTACGACGTGGCTTTTGCCGTGAGCAAGATCCGATGAGTATTGATTCCCGCGCCTACGCCTGGTGCAACCTCGGCCCACTGGAAGGGGGCAGCAGCATTGCCGACACGCACGCGCAGGGGTCCGGGGTGATCACCACGCGAGGGACGATCAACCTGGCTGGCATCTATCGGCCATCTCCCGGCGCCGTGGTGGAGCTGGCTTATTCCGATGGTCAGAACTGGATCGCACGGATCCCCCGGCGCCTGCGGGTGCTCTCCAGCTTCGCCAACCCCCTAGGCGGCAAGGCCACAGCGGTAAGCGTCGGCTGTGATCTGGCCTACTTCGAGGCCCGCAAGCAACCGCCCGACAGCCTCTCCGCCCGCCAGGCCAACCCGGACACCCCAGAGGCGGTCTGGCGTGCCGCGGCGCCTGCGATTCCGGCAAGCTGGCTGGTGGAGCAGATCCTGGCAGCCCTGGGGCTCACGGCGGCCGGATCCATCCCGCTGACGAATCACTACTTCAGGCAGGAGTTTGACCTCACGGCCGGCTACGTGGAGGAACTGGGCAAGTTGGCCCATTCCGAGGGTTACGCCGTGAGAATGAACGCGGCGGGCCTGGTGGAGTTTATCAACAAGGCCCCCGCTGAGATTGGCACAGGCGTGCTGTTGACCGAGGCTGACCTGATTGACCTTAATTCAATCAACACGGGTGACCTATCGGGTGATGCTGTCTACGCAAAATACACCAGCCTAAAGCTGGTCGCTCCGTCTGGTCTTGATGAGAACCAGCTCAGCAAGCGCAACTGGGAACTTGAAGAAAATTACGGGGCTCCAGAGCAATACGTTCATCAATGGACAGAATACGCCAAGGTTCCGGTCTTAAATGAAAATGGCAGCTTGGCTTATCGTCAACGCAAGGATGCCAATGGAAAGCCGGTGTTTTGGATTGCGGGTCAATCTATCGAAAACGGTTTTCAGACGACAATCCTGGGCGATGCTGTCATGGATCAAGTTTTCGAGGTCAAAGCATACCAACTACAGGAAACGATAAATTACATTCCTCGCACGATCACCAGAACGGAATACGACAACAAGGACCGCGTGACCGTTCGCAAAACTTTCACCTCAAATCAATGGGGAACTGACATTTACTCCGAAACTGCATACACCTACGGCAGTGACGGAGAGTTGATTTTGGAAAAATCAATAGAGTTTTCCCCCGAGGGTCCGCTAAAAACTTCGCTCGGGTATCAAGGTAACTACTTCTCTGTTCGCGGCGCTCTTTATGGTGATCAGTACCAGTCAAGCTACCGTGAAATCAGGTATGCAAGAAACAAGTCGCAGGGCACAACCAAAACAGCCACGCTATCCCTGGCCCCGTTTATCAGCACCGTTGACGGGCAGGAAACCATGTCGCGGTATCGCGACGCTGGCAATCAATTAGACCAAGGCCGCCTACCTTCGCTGCTTGGCATTGCAAAGCGGCTTGTCAGCACCGGTGGTGGGGTCAGAATCAGCACCGCTCGCGAGTTCGGACTCCAGAAGCGCCCCAGCGAAGCCGATCGAACTGCGGCGGCCAACCTGAAGGCCCCCACCGTTGAAACCGCCTCCACCGCGACCTGGGCCGTGGGATCGGCCACCAGTCAGACCAGCATTGAACTCAGCCCGCCCTACGCCCCAGACGATCGGATCGTCTACAGCAATGGCGCCTACAGCGTGATTCGTGGACAGGCCGATCAGAAGGCACTGCATTTCGCTACCACTGAAAACCGCCTCCTGCTGGGTCACCGAAACGGCAACGGGATCCAGGTGCTGCCTGAGGTGCTGCCGGCCGAACCGCTGGGCCTGGTGTTCCTTCGCTTGAACGGCTGCACTGCCGCATTCAGAATCAACGGCACCACCTACAACCTTGATCCCCAAGGAGTCACCGCTACCACCGACGCATTGTTCTGGGGTGCGGTTGATGGCACCACCGTGGCGAATGCGTGGTTCCCACTGCCGCCCGGTGCGTCAACCCTTCCATCTCCTGTCGGGGTCACCACAAACACCAATCCCAAGCCGGCCAACGCTATCGCTATTCCCTCTGGCTTTAACTTTGGTAATCCCAATCTGAGCAATCTGTTTGCATCTTTGCCTGCAAGTCAAGCCCCTGTCTATCCACGCACAACATCGCCAGGCGCCATTCTGCGACCGTACCAGGAAACGATTGGCATAGCAGCAGGAAGCGGATCTGGAGCGCTGGTTACAACGCAGCTATGGGTGAACCAGCCACCAGCCGATTTGCTGGCTGGAAGCGGCAGCGGGGCGGATCTGGCAAGTTTCAATCCGTTTGAGCTTCTAATTGGCAGCCTGTCGGGCGCCGTTGCGGAACTTGCAACACCTCCGACCGCGCCGGCCAATGGCGCATTTTTGAGCTTCAGCGGAGGAACCTCTGTTGCTTGGCATCCAAGCCCTGAGCAACTCAGGGACGGCTATGGATGGAGCTTTACGCTAAGCAGCGCCAAAACAATCAAAGGAGTCGGAATGTATGACAATGGGCAGAATGGACTGAATGGGCCTTACGCCATCTATCTGTACGACTTGAGCAATTATACCGAAGGTGATCCGTACAACACCTTGCCTGGTGTGTATTTTGATGCTGCAGAAACGCAATACTTTATCGCCATTCCTGGCTCATCAGGGCAAACACAAGCAACGCTCGATGGGGTCTGGCGCCGCGTTAATTTATCTGAGCAAGGCGCGACACTGCAAGCTGGTGTTCCCTACCTGCTGATGGCAGGAATTGAAAATACATACCTCTCGGACAACGTGATTAAAGGCGCCACGATAACCACGCTGAGCGGTGCAAGTTTTGGCCAGGCTTATCTCCTGAATGCTTATGCCAGTGCTTTTGTGTCGGTGCCAGGCGATGGCAATGCCTACTTTGGCCCGATGATTTTCTTTGAGTAACCACCGGGAAAACTAGGGCAGTTCTACGGATCAAGCCCAATGGCCGTGGCCATGATTCAGACGCCTTACGAGGCGGGTCGCTTGTTTGCCAGCAATTACGCCGGCAAAAAGGCGCGGCTGTGCCTGGCAGTCAACTCGGGATCCCTTGGGGTGAGCAGCAACACTGCCGCCTGGGATGCCGTGGAGTTGAGCGGCAATGGTTACGCCAGGGCGGAATGGACGATTCCCTCGGGAAGCTACAACAGCACAACCGAGCGCTTTGAGGCCGGGAGTCAATTCTGCGGTTTCACTGCCTCCTCGGGTGGCTCAGGTCTTTCATGGAACACTGCCTACATCGTGATTGGCACCATTTCGGGAAGCAGTGTCTCATGGAACACCGGCGTTTCCTTTGTCCTCACCGAAAGCCCCAACATTGCCCTAAGCCCCGGCCAAAGCCGCGGATACAACGTGGCACTCTTCACTGATGGCTTTCTGCTGGTGGCCGACTAATGGCCGGCCGCGTTGACCTGAGCCTGCCGCCTCGGCTGATCGAGTCCGCCAGGGCGGCGCAGTATGCCAACCGGGAGGCGCTGGGCGGTAGGACGCTGACCGACAAGATCAAGGCCAAGGTAAAAGCCCGCCGCGCCGCCTTGGCCTTGGTGAGGGCTCAACCGCTGACGCCCGATCAAGCTGCTGTGGAAGTGCTTGAGCCGGAAGATCCGTTGAAGTGGCGGATTTGGAGGAAGAGGAGGCCGGCGGGAACAGTCCGCAACTACACCATTGAAAAATCCCGGCGCATTGTGCAGGACAGTACCCCGCCGCAAGCAGCTATCATTGGCCCTCAGCCACAAACTGATACCATAGACACCTGGACAATTTATGTTGAAGGTGACGACATAGAAGGAAAGCAGGTCTACTACCAAGTTGTTTTTTCTTTTAATCAGACACTTGGGTATGACAATACCAACGCCGGCATTTACTCCTTGTTGGAAGGAACCGAGAAAAGCAGGATTTACCTAACTACGTTTACAGATCCTCTAACGGGCGACTCGTCGGAACCGTTCTTTGCTTTGATCTTTGAAAGAACGTATTTAGTCGGCGCCAATGATTTTGGAAACTTCGGAAGCATTATCTATTATCTGCCTTGGACAAAAGCAAAACTGGCGACAGGCAGCGAGTCGGAATTGTTTCAGCTTGGGAATCCAGCAACTAATCCACTACACGCCTGGCCAAGCTACTTACCAAACTCAGAGGTCAACCATTACCCACCCCCTAACACGCCACAAATCACCATTCCGATTACGCCTGAGTACGACATTTCACGGATTAGCGAGGTTAACGGCTACGAAACAACCATCACGGCACGTCTTCCATGACCACCCCCTCCCCTCCCCTCGTCCAGGCCGCTCAGCTCGTGGCCCTGGCCAACCGTCAGCGGCTGCTGCAGCGGCAGGCCGAGGAACGTGCCATCGCCAAGGCCGTGGCGCAGGCCCTGAAGGGCTGAAATAGCAAACCGGGAAAACTGCGGTTGCACCTTGCACCGGCGGAGCGATTCCCCGGCAACGCATGAACACGAAACAGATTGATCGGCTCCTTGGAACCGCCGATGAATGGCTGCAGCCATGGGCCATGGTGACCGAAGCTGGCGATAGCGGCGAAGGGGGCGGAGCCCCTGCCGAAGAGATTGATCCCGAGGATCCCAGCCTGGGCGAGGCGGGCCAGCGGGCCCTGCGGCAGGAGCGGGAAACCCGCAAGGCCCTGGAGAAGCGCTTGGCGCAGATGGAGGCGCAGCTCAGCACGGTCAAGGATCTCAATCCCGACGCCTACCGGCAGGCACAGGAGAAGGCGATTGAGCTGGAGCGGCGCCTGGTGGAGCGCGAGCAACTCACCGCGGCCGAGCGGCAGCGGATTGAGGGCAAAGCCCAGGAGGCCGTAAGGAAGGCCACAGCCACCGCCGAGGCGGAGAAGGCCCGCCGCATTGACCTCCAGGTGCGCACCTTGGCCCGCAGCGTGTTCAGCGCCGCCGATGGCCGCGACGGGGCCGATACCAGCGGCCTGACCTTCTTTGATGCGTGGATGGAGTTTCAAGGCCGCCGCCACCTCCGGGTGGATGAGGCCACCGGGAAGCTCTATGTGGTGGACGGCGACGGCGACCGAATCAAGACGGCCGAGGGGCAGGACACCGATCCTGTGGCCTGGCTGAACCAGCAGGCTGACAGTAGCGCCGTGGTGGGCACCTTCTTCCGCGCCAAGGGCGGCGAGGGATCCGGCGGCCTGGTTGGTGCTCGCGGTGTGCGGGGCGTTCACTCTCGTTCCGTGGAGGCGGCCCGTGCCACCTCCGGCAGCGCGTTCTTGTCCGAGCACTACGGCAACTGAGACGAACCGGGAAAACTGCGGGTGATCCAATGGCGCGATGCCTGCGGGTCACCCGCCACCGGCGCGATGCCAGGGCACTGACCACCACCAGCACGGACGACCACTGAGGCAAGGCGCGATGCCAAGCCAAGGCCCCCTACCTGGATCTGCTTCATCCTTCAACCCCTCCGCATTTTCGACCCGTGGCATCTACCACTCTTTGGGAGCAATTTGCGCTCCGCACCCAAGCCAACGCCTCCGGCCTGGAGCTTGGCGTTCGCGCCATCCTCAACACCGGCGAGCTCGCCCCCGTGATCCCCTGGGTCAACACCGAGGGCGGGGCCTATGTCTATGCGATGGACGATGAATTGCCCGACTCGCAGCCTCGCCTGTTTGATGAGGCCAACGATGACACCCAAGGCAGCACCGTCACCGAAGCCGAAGTCCTCAAAATCTACGGCAAGGACATCAAGACGGACAGCAGCAAGATCGCCCTGTTTGGCGCCAACGCCCACGCTCGCCAGATCGAGGCCTCGGCCCGCGCTCTGCGCATGACGATCGAGCGTGATTTCGTTCGGGGTGATTCCAGCCAGTCCAACGGCCGGCAGATGGATGGCCTCCGCAAGAAGATCACCGCTGGATCGTCCCAGGCCATCGCCAACCACGCCTCTGGCGCTGGCCTGAGCTTTGCCGCCCTGGACGACCTGATCGATGCCGTGGACGGCCCCAACAGCATGAAACGGCTAGTGATGGGCAAGAAGATGGCCCTTCGGTTCAACGCCGCCTCCCGCGCCACTGGCGTTTCCGGCACCGTTGATTTCAAGCTCAACGAGCTCGGCCGTTCGGTGATGTACTACGGCGACGTGGAAATCATCCGCACCGACGTGGACGCCAAGAACGTCGCAATCCAGGGCTTTGATGAAGGCTCCAGCTCCAACACGACCAGCATCTATTGCGTGTCGATGGGTGAGGGCCTCGTGTCCGGTGTTCAGGGCCCGTCCCTGACCGCTGATGGCACTGTTCAGCCCGGCCTGACGATCTACGACGTGGGCGAGAGCACCACCACCCCGACCCGGATTACCCGGATCTCCTGGCACGCCGCCATGGTGATTGAGAACAAGCGGGCCGCCGCTCGCCTCTACAACATCACCAACGCAGCGATCACTGCCTGATCAGCTCACTTCTGCCCTTCATTCCCCTTTTGACCCATGCCTAAGGCAACTGGCCTTGCAGCCCGCAAGGCGTATTTCATCGATCGCGATTCTGTCCTCTTTGGCGCCGTTCGCGCTGGCGAGGGTGTCGCGGCCGAATCCCGCACCGGAGCCGCCCGGCTCCTGCCGTTCAAGCTCAATACCTGCGATTTCTTCAAAATCGTAGCTGTGGGCGCCCTCAGCAATGCTGCTGGCGGTTATCACATTGAGGTGGCCCACGTGGCTGCTGGCGGTGCCGTAGGTGATGCGAACCCGTCCGGTTATTCCCGGATCGGCAGCATCGTGTTCAGCGGGACCGATCAAACCGAAGTCGGATTCTCCGGTGCTCAGATTGAAGCCATCGTGAAAGCGGCGGCCTCTCCCTCGATCACCGGTGACGCTCGCGTGGTGGCCCTTCGGCTTGTTGCCGGCGCTGGCGGTGCCGGCAACCTGGCCGCTCCCGCCAATACCACCGGCGCCACGATCCACATTCAGCGCGGCTGATCGCCCTGCTGTGTCCTAGGGGAGGTTCCGGCCTCCCCTTTCCCATTGGAACCCAACCCATGGCCCACCTTGCGCTTTACAGCTTCTCGCCGGGCACAACGCCCGAGCAGCAGCAGTCCCTGATCAGCGGCGAGCGGCAACCCGAGGAGGTCGCCAAACCCCTGGCCGCCGAACCCGAGGATGAGGCGGCTCCGGCTGACGACCCCGCAGAGGCGGCACCGATCAAGCCGCGGCGCAGGGCCCGCACCGCGAGCGGCACGTTTCAAGCGGACGACCCGGCCACCCCTGCGGTGAACGAGGCCTACGAGGCTGACCGGGAAAACTGAGGCAGAGGAGATGAGCCATGGCCTGGGTAGAGGGCAAAACCTGGGAGCTGGAGCAGGGCATTGATGCCAGGCTTGAGTTAAAGCTGTGGGCTGATACGGGGAAGACAACACCGTGGACGTTTACTGGCTGGACGCTGTATGGGTTTGTATCTGATGCCAAGCGCAGTGAAATCTACCCACTGAACTTGAGTAGTTCTAGTGGAAGCACGGGAAGCATTATTGCAATTCTTCCCGAAGCAACGGTAAACAGTTTGAAAGTTGGGAAGGATTGGTTCTACGACATTTTGGCAGTAGCACCAGGCTCTGATCTAGCTGACGATCATCACATTGCCTATGGTCCTGCAGTGCCAACGTTCCGGCCAGCAAGGAGGACGGCATGAGTTGTCCTGCTGTCATTGATGTTTACGCGGCAACTGGCCCGGTTGTTGCTGAGGTTGTCACTCCTGGCCCTCCTGGACCTGTCGGCTCGCGGTGGCTTGTGGGATCGGCGGTGCCGACCTCTGGCGTGGGTGCGGTTGGCGACTTCTACCTGCGTGCCAATGGTGATGTTTATGGGCCGAAAGCAACCGGAGGCTGGGGGTCAGTTCAATTCGCTTTGAGCGGACCCCCTGGAGCGACGGGTGCAGCGGGACCGGCAGGGGCTGCAGGAGCGGCAGCAACCGTCAGTGTTGGCAGCGTTGTTACAGGTGCCGCTGGATCGAGCGCCTCGGTTTCAAATGCGGGGACAAGCAGCGCCGCAATTCTCAATTTTTCAATCCCAAGGGGTGACACAGGAAACACCGGCCCCACTGGAACAGCAGGAGCGCCAGGGGCGGCAGCAACCATTGGCATCGGATCGGTTACCACAGGCGCAGCAGGATCGAGCGCCAGCGTCAGCAACGCAGGCACCAGTTCAGCGGCAGTCTTCAACTTCACCATCCCTCGCGGGGACACGGGCGCAACCGGCGCGACGGGTCCACAGGGGCCAGCCGGAGCGGCGGGAAGCAACGGCACAGCCGCCACAGTGGCCGTTGGCAGTGTCACCACGAGCGCTCCTGGATCGAGCGCTGCTGTTACGAACACCGGCAGCAGCTCTGCCGCTGTGCTGGCATTCACCATCCCTCGCGGCGACGCAGGCGCAGCAGGAGCCAACGGCACAAACGGCACGAACGGCACAGCCGCCACGGTGGCGGTTGGCACGGTCACTACGGGCGCGGCAGGTAGCTCCGCCAGCGTCAGCAACGGAGGCTCCAGCAGCGCGGCTGTCTTCAATTTCACCATCCCCCGTGGCGATACCGGGGCAGCGGGCGCAACCGGCGCCACCGGAGCCACCGGCCCCGCTGGGCCTGTTGCTGGCAGCAGCGGCCAGCTTGTCTACAACAACGGCGGCAGCGCCGCTGGGGCCACGGTGGGCGGCGGCCTGTCGTTCTCTGGTGGCGTGCTGGGCGCGGACACGATCTGCCTCACCGCTGCTGAATACGCGGCGCTCAGTTCTCCCGTTTCCGGCAAGCTCTACCTGATTCGCCGGGAATACACCAGTCCGCCTGAATCGTTGCTGCCTGCTATTTATGCGGGATACAAGAACGGCTCGCAGGTGTTCTATAACGATTCGGGTGATGCTGGCAAGTTTTGGAAGTCAAGGGCAAGCGCAGCGGATAACGCTTGGAACAGCGTTACATGGGCACCATCGCTGGACCTGTTTTGTGCCGTGGCAGGTAGTGGCACCGGAAACAGAGTGATGACATCGCCAGATGGAATTAACTGGACGGCCAGAGCAAGCGCAGCGGATAACAACTGGCGTAGCGTTACATGGGCGCCATCGCTAAGTCTGTTTTGCGCGGTGGCAAATAGCGGAACCGGAAACAGGGTGATGACATCTCCAGATGGAATAAACTGGACTGCTAGAACAAGCGCAGCGGATAACGACTGGCGTTCCGTTGCATGGGCGCCATCGCTGAGTCTGTTCTGCGCGGTTGGAATCACCGGCACCGGAAACAGGGTGATGACATCCCCAGATGGAATAAACTGGACTATTAGAACAAGCGCAGCGGATAACCTTTGGTATAGCGTCATTTGGGCACCATCACTGAGTCTGTTTTGTGCGGTGGCAATCACCGGCTCTGGAAACCGAGTGATGACATCCCCAGATGGAATAAACTGGACTACTAGAACAAGCGCAGCAAATAACGCATGGTTTAGCGTCACTTGGGCGCCATCGCTGAGCCTGTTCTGCGCGGTGGCATACAGCGGCACCGGCAACCGTGTGATGACATCTCCAGATGGAATAAACTGGACTACTAGAACAAGCGCAGCGGATAACGATTGGTATAACGTCACTTGGGCACCATCACTGAGTCTGTTTTGTGCAGTTGCATTCACCGGCTCTGGAAACAGGGTGATGACATCCCCAGATGGAATAAACTGGACTATTAGAACAAGCGCAGCGGATAACGGTTGGTATAGCGTTACATGGGCGTCGTCGCTGAACCTATTTTGCGCGGTGTCTCAAAGTGGTTTTGGAAACTGTGTCATGACATCCTCTGCCTTCCTATGACACAACAACCCCCACAGATCGGCGCCACGGTGCGCCGGATTGAGCCACCGACTAACGGTCTGGCCACGGTCTGCGAAGTGCAACGCAATGGCGACGACTACAGCATTTGCATCAACTACGCCGAAGGCGGGCAGGCGTGGTGGCCGCTGGAGTGCTTGGAAATTGTCAACGACACCACCGCCGACTGGGCACGCTTCAAGCGCATCGCTCTCAACTCGGACACCTTGAACGGAATCATCGCCACCGCCTACGGCTCGGTGCCGGTCGCTGCTGGCGCCCTGGCTTCGGCCCTGCTGCGTGCCGAATCCGGGGATGTGTCCGATTTTGCGGACGCCTGGAAGAAGATCACGCGAGCTGTTGATGTTCCCGCCGAGGTGATTGCGGGCTTTGTCGGCGTGGCCACGGCCTGCCAGCTCCCGGCGGATTTTGTGGCGGCGCTGGAAGGAACGCCTCGGGAAAACTGAGGCAGAGCCACCCAGATCATGCGCGACGATCAAGAACCCCCCAAGCCGCCGTTTTGGCGCGAGGTGGAGCAACAGGTGGCGGCGGGCCTGATCCTGCTAGCGGTGGCTGGAATCGGCTACATCGGCGTTACCGTCCCCCGGCAACTGGATCTGGTCCTGGAGAACCAGAAGGCGATCCTCAGTCGCCAGCTCGCGGCAGAGGGCCGAATCGAGAAAGCTGAAACGGCAATCATCGGCATTGATCGGCGGGTGACGCGGCTGGAGGCAAAGTGAACTGCCGAGAGCTGGTCTGCGGCACCGTGGCCCTGTGCCTGGGCCTGGCAGCGGCTGGCGGCTTCGGCGGGGCGATCCACTGCCAAAGCAAGGGAGGCGACTGCCTGGAGGCCTGGAAAGGGGCCACTGCCGGGGCCTTGGCGGCGGCCACCACCGGGGGAACCCTGCTGGCCCAACTGGGCGACCGGAGGCGCGATCCTGAAGGGCTGGAGGGGCCACCGCGGGGCGACGGGGGGAGAGACTGAAGCCCGCCACAGGGAAAGGCAATGCGCGGCCGATGCACCACCGCTGAGAAGCCTTGCGGTGACAGGCGAGGTACTACGACATCCGCGGAATTGACGAGGATTTGTATCTTGCAGTGCTGGCCTGCCGTTTGGCTCAAAATGCAAGCCCTGACAGCGGTTTGAGCGGTGCTGCGCCCCTTACGATAGTGACAGGAAGGGACTGAAAGGGCCAGGAAATGCGTACCGTATGCACGGCCCGTGCATCGCTCGCAGGTCTGCTTCCCGTACTCGTCGTATTCGCCCATGGCCTCGATCAACTCCCAGCGGGGGCGGCTCTACCTGCTGGCCAGGCTGCCGCGACGTGACGGGGCCCCAGGACTGCAGCAAGCCCGCATCGCCCTGCGGATGGACGACACCCCGATCAACCGCCGGGCCGCCGCGAAGCAGCTCCAGACCCTGAAGCAGCAACTGGAGAACGGCACCTTTGAATGGGCCTACTGGCTGGATCAGGAATCAGGGCCGATCACGTGGCGCGAGGCCATTGCCCGGCTCTACCGGGCTCGGGTGGTGCTGGGCCGCACGGGGGAGAGCACGTGGGAGGTCAACTACCTGGGCCGCCTGCGGCAGATTCCACCCGGCAGCGCCTGCACCACCGCCAGCATGGCCAAGGCGCTGGAGCGCTACCACCGCAGCACGTGCTCCTACAAGGAGCTGTTCTACCTGCTCCGGCACGTGTCGCGCCTGGTGGCGGTGCCGTTCCCAGAGGTGCCGTTGCCCACCTACAGCCAGGCTGAGCTGGTGGCGGTGCCTACGGATGCCGAGATCCTTGGCTGGGTCAATGGGGCGCCGGATCCGGTGCGCTGGTACTGGGGAATGATGGCCTGCTACGGACTGCGGCCCCATGAGATTGAGGGGGCGGTGCTGATCGAGCGGGATCTATGCCAGGTGGCGGAGGGCACCAAGACCGGGTTTCGCACGGTGGTGCCGTTGCCCCGCGAGTGGGTTGAGCGGTTCGGGTTGCAGGATCGGCGGCTGCGGCCACGGCTGGAGGGGAGCACCGATCGGCCGGATGCGGTGAGCAAGTGGCTGAGCAAGGAACTGCGGCGGCAGGGGCTGCCGTGGCGCCCATACTCGCTGAGGCACGCTTTCGCGGCCAGGCTTTGGCGAGAGGGTGGCAGCCGGCTTGATCTCTACACTGCCGCCCGCCTGATGGGTCACACGGCCAGCCAACACGCCAAGACCTACCGCGCCCACATTCAGCCGCATCAGGTGGCGGAGGCGGCGGAGCGGGCCCTATGGGGTGGGTGAGGGTTGCCCCACCCCCGGCGCCACCGCCGCAACATTCACCCGCACGGTTCGCCTGCTGCTGCCCACGGGAGCCAGATCGATCAGCTCTCGCCCCCATCGCCACCGGCTGCGGCGGTTGGCATCGGCCTCGTGGATGAGGCGCTTGATGTGCCGATCGGAAACCCCGAGGGCTTCGGCAGCTTCGGCAACGGTCAGCAGCACGCGAGCGGCGGCCATCAGTCCGCTGCCTCCGCCAGTCGCTCCATCCGCTGGTAGGCGTAGCCGGGGAGCTCCAGGACCGTGGCGGCCGAGTCGTAACCGGGCCACCAGCCGGAGGCCTCAGCCTGCACCGCTGTCTCCAGCGCCCGGCGGGCCATGCGCCGGCCCAGTTCGGCCTGTTCGTCGGAGAGCAAATAGCGGCCGATGAACTCGGGCCGCGGGTGGGCCTTCTCCACGGCGATGAGCTCAAACTCGTAGCCGTTGGGCGCCAGGATCAGCGCCCCCTCGGGCAGCCCCAGCAGGGCCTCGATCTCCGCCCGGCAGAACTGCGCCGCATCGCGATACCAGGCCGCCGAAAGGCAGTAGTCAAAGTT